CGTAATCCTCTGCCGTAAAGTTGTCGTCAAAGTCACCATCCCATGCCATGGGTTGACCAGCGCGACCCGTCAGGTCAGCGAAGGTTGCACGATAAGGGGTGCGGCAATAGCGTTGATCGTGGGTCATGTCGTTTGTGTTCATGGGTCTATTATAGGCACAGGATGGGGACGATCGCCTAGGGCAGTGTGACACTAAGCGGACTGGTTGTCTGCGCCGTCTGGCAGCAGATCAATTAGTGTATCTTCATCATAGAGATCTACGATCTCATCAGTTACCTCATCCCATGTCAATTTATCGTATTCATTCATTAACAAATCACGCACCATATGCACGAGGGAATCTGTATCCATCCCATCGATAATATGGTCCACATAATTCTCAACTAGTTGGAAACGATCTGCTTCGTTTGGTGATGGTTGGGTCATGATTTTCATCAATTGTTTGTCAGATTCGAGAGCGATTGTGCAGGGATCTTTGAACATATCAGGCGAACACATAACCAGACTCAAAATCTTCGGTCTTGTATACATTCTGACCATTCACACATCCCACGAACTTGCGAACATACCAGAGGAAATCCTTCTGAAAGACGCCTTCACCAGCGATGCAGAATTCAGTGCAAAGTGCATTCAAACGAGATTTTGTAGTGTTGGACTGCCAACCACCATCAAAGATTGTCATGGTGGTGTCATCAACCATGGCGATCTTGTTGCCGTGGAGATATACAATAGACACGCCGTCGTTGGTAACAACTTGGGTGTTTCCAGATGACCAGTTCTTGTTTGCCTGAATAGCGGCACACATTTGCTGTTCGATCTTACGCATGAGAGTCGTTGGTTGTTTGACTTGAGATAACAATACAGGAGATGAGGCACAGATCAACCGATGGTGTGACACTACCTCAACTGGACCACGTAATCGATGGATTTGACACACCAACCCGTTGCACATGTAATCTCTTCAATGAGATCATCCTCATCACATGCTTCCCAGATTGTTGTCATCGTTTGATTGATTACACCTTGTTTCTCTTCTTCAGGATAAGGTCCAAATTCATCATCAAAATCAAAATCAATTTGTGTGACTTGAAATTGCATTAGTTGTAGGGGAAGAATGAAGAACTGGTTGAATCTGTTGTGTAGGGGATATCAAAATCCTCCCCGAACATTTGGTAGTAGAACTCACTAAAGATAGCGAAATCATCTGGTGTTTCGCTATTCCAAACCTTGAGAATCTCAGTGTAAATGTTCATTCACCGAAGAAAGCAAAGTGTGCATCAAGGACGAAATCGATCACGTCATCCGTTGCGCTAACGTTGAAATGATCACAGAACCAATCAACTGCCATCTCAGAAGATGCCATGGTATCGAACATGAAATCCTGCAGATCTTGCAGGGTTTGAGGAGAGGAGAGAAGTCGTTTTGTTTTCATGCACCTATTATAAGCACAGGGTTTGACGGATCGCGACCTCTAGTGTGACACCTTGTCAACTGGTCGGGCAGCCAAAACATTCTTTACAAGAACTGCCCAAAACTTTATGCCAGAAGTATACTCTACCCCTGTGGGCAAGTAAGGTATAGTTTGATGCATGAAAAAATGCGACCATGTATACACTACACGATCGCATCAGAAATGGGTGATATAGTGTGCAGTTCAATTAGTGGCACACATTGTTGTTAGTCGTCAAAATATTCGTTATCTTTGAATGTCTTCTGCTGTTTGTTACGCTTATTGTAACGCTTAGCATTAGACACATTGTACCCGAAATCTTCGTAATCGTCTTCTCTAAACTTAGTGGACGATTCTTGATACTTTTTGCTTGATTTTGCCATTTTATTGGTGTTATTCAGTCAATTAGTGATTAATATCAGTATTTAGGGTACAATTTTGTCAATTAGAATCAATTCTTCCTGTTTAATACTATTATTCAGGAATTTACCAACTGATTCTTTACTATCAACGACTTTTTGTAAGTTATTATCGAAATTATCTACATTTCGTTGATACTTATAGATTGTATTTGATTGTTTGAATTGTATTTCTACATATTCAGTTCTTAATACAATTCTATTAACCATTGAAGATTCTAAATCTCTATAATCTTTGAGAATTTGAGGAAATTGAGATTCTGTCATTTTTGATTAAAGTTTAAATCTTAAATTTTAAAGTTTTTAAGATTTTGTATTTTTTAAGTTTTTGAACTTTTTGACTTTTTGAGATTTCTTCAAAAGTGCCGTTTCTTGCCCCCTGAAGACCTCTTAATTATACCAGCGACCCCATGACCCTCGGCGGGGGTTTGTGCCAGTTCTCAGGGTGTCATAGAGGGCATTGACAATCGATCGGAGACGTGCTAAGACAACAAGAACTCCGCACAATATCACACATTACCTATATTTTTTAAACCATTTCTTTTTCCACAGGTTTTTCCACAATGTTTTCCACAACCACTATATTTTGCGTTAGAAAACCCTGACGTACACTAGAGAGTGCCTTTGCGGACACTCTGTAGTATCTGTGGAGTTACTATCTCCAACGTGGACCTAACACCCAACCAACTAATGCACGTCTCGTACCACTCTTCACTGGCAATACTCGGTGACAAACTCTACTATCAAACACGATCATATGACCTAGTTGTTGATCTACTGTGTAGACCTTTTTATTCTCTCCTTGTACATAGAACTGAAGTTTTCCACCTTCGTATTCTGATGGGTCAGTCAATGGTAGAGAGAAAGAGAGTTTTCTTACATAGATGTTATCATCTGTATCCTGTAGTTTATCCCATCGTGCAATCTTTTTGCTTAGATTACCTGGGTATAGTGTATCAGTGTGCCATACGTAGTGTTGTCCTTCTGTATACTGCATGAGGTTAATAGTGTCATCTTCAAACGAAGTAATATCCAATTTAAAATTAGATTGATTAGTACGTTGGATGACATGCCAGATCATACCAGCAAACCAATACTGAGTAGTGATTGGTTTCATCTTGACATCTCTTATTTTCTTGTTGAGAGTCTTGACGTTGATTGTACCATCATCAGTGGGTAGAATGTCATCTTTATCAATTGTTTTGTTGATGTACTCTACCAGTTCAGAATCAATACCAATGTTGATGACACTGATAGGAGATCTTGGTTTACTCATCGGTCAGATACTGCTGGAGTTCATCGGTTCTGAAGTAATTGATCTCTTCGTTGTCATCTTGGTCTTGTAAGAACATCCACTCATAGAACTCATCAGCAACTGCCATTGCATCATCAATACGATCCTTCTTAAGTAGGAATTTGAAGCGACGAAGGCGATTCTTCATGATATCATCAATCTGACGGCAGATCGATTCTTGTTCTTTCTGAAGAGGGTTCATTTGATGGTGAGAACGTTGGTCAGGTGATTGTATTCGATGAACTCTTGTTCAGGATGCAATGCTAGTTGTAGTCCTTTGGCGAATTCATTGGGGAATTTGGAAAAGTAACGCCAGTATTTGTCGTTATCCAGACCATTAGATACTGGACGAAGAGTTGTCTCAGTGAGAGATTGGAATTGGACAAGTGTTGATACGTGGTCAGCAACGATGTTCATTTGACGTAGATGTTGTTAGCGTAGGTTTGCAGGAAGTCTACAGCAGACTTATACATTTTGTACTCTTCAGGGAGCATATCATCCCAGTCGAGTGTGTCACCTGCTGTCCAGTCAATCGTACCATCGTTATCATCAACGAGGTAAGAAACGGGTGCTCCGTTCTCAAGCATGATTGCCTCACCATTGATGACGACATACATGAGATCGTGGTCCATTGTGCTCCTGTGTTGCTGTTGTTAGTATACTATGTAGTGGGCAGGGTGTCAACCCTCACTTGTAAAGATAACCGCCTGCCCAATCAGCATTGGCAAGCAACCACTCACGATCTTTGATCAGCAGCAGATTGAAACGAACATGCTTAGCAGGTGCTTTGAATGATGCTGGTTTGTATACTTCACCAGTCTTCATGTCAACAAATGCATGAACACTACGAGAGGGAGGACGATTGTGGTTAGGAACAACCATGATGATCTTGTGATACTTACGACCAGACTCGATCACAAACTTATACTCAGGTGCTTCACGTCCTGCAACAACACCATGATTACGTTGCTTAAAGTTCATCTCCAGTGCATCACACAGCATCAGGCAATACTCACGGATCTTCAGTTGGATGTTGTTGCGAGCATCTTGGGTAGCAACGTAGTCTGCGAAGGACTGACCAGTGGGGTTGGGAAGGGAGATCATCGTGTCGGTTGCGTTGTTGAACTAAGTATAGGGCAGATCAGGCGTTTCGGATCTCACCGCGTACCACTACGTCAACTGGCACACGAGAGATGGTGTAGCGCGTGATCTGAGGAGAGAATTGACGCCATGCATCGATCGTCTCGTTCACAATGCGATTGTGCTGGCGATCCATACCCTTAGCAGTGGTACACTTGCCGCACTTGCGGAAGTAGATGATGGGGATCTCGGAATCCTTGGTGTCGATCTCGATCTTGTAGAAGGAGTGCTTGACTGCGGTGACTGCCATGTGGTGTTCCCTTGACGACTTCTATAAGATACCCCAGATCAGGGCCACATGGGGTGATTGGTGGGCGGTTTGGCAGGTGTCCACTGGATGTCCAGGCGCTCCCACAACTCATCTACTGTAATTTCTAACAATCCTGCTACTTCTTCATCCCATTCTGCATTATTCTTCTCACATTGTGCTACAAACTCTGGATCAGCACACATCAACTCTACCATATCTTCAAACGATGTTGCATTGGGGATCTCATCTTCATGTCCCCATGATCCTTCTGCTTCAGGTGAGAAAAATCCTTTCATTACCAGATCTCCGTGAATCGTTTATGTGTTGCCTTGGTCATTCTACCATCGTTGAGCATGTTATCACACACACGACAGAAGACTTGAAACTTCTCTTCTCGTGTGAGAGTATCAGCACCCTCACAATCTTTCATGATCTTGATCAAGTATGCTTTGGAAGTAATCATAATGAGAAAAAAGAGTGAGGGGAGGTCTCGCGGTTGGAGACACAATTATATAAACCCTCGGTATCAGCAGTAGACAGGAGAGTAATCTTTGCCTTTGTACTCTTCGAGGTTGAAGTCACTGACGGTAGCACCATTGGCGATGTATCCTTCTACATCATACTTCATGCCGATACGATCACGAGTGGAGAAGGAAGTCATCTCAGTCTCACAACCCTTGTGCCAGACAACACGCTTGACGAAACGCTTGCCAGTGCCAACAGGATAGAAGTCGATCTGTGTGGCGGAGGTGTGGAGTCGCATGTGGTCCGTTGCTTTGACCCTCTTAATATACATGCTTTCGGGTGCCTGTGCCACTCTAGTGGACACTACTCATACTGGCACATGAAATTGGAATTGATGATAATTCTATTCTTATGGTGTGATGGTGATGACCCAGTATGGTAATACTTACCATTAAAGATCAGCAAACGATTTGCTTTTGGTTCTATTCTTGCTTGAGATGTATACTCTTTGCTGATTTCAGTTTCATTATAGAGAATAGTATCACCATCACTATCATTGACATAGTATATTGATGCAAAGTGTGGTTCTTCACTATCAACATGAGGATGATGAACCACACCATCTGGATTATACAGTGTCATATCCAATCTCATTCTACCAATTGTTGTTTGCATTGGTAGTTGATCTTGAATTTGATATGCAAATGGAAGAAAAAACGTGTTTATCCATTTCTTCCCATCAGTTGTGATATTACTACCAAATCCAAAGTCATGCAATGAACTAGTTTTATCACCAACGTTGGTAATATTTTGATGATAATACCAAGGACATTGTGGAGATAGGAGATGTTTCTCTATCTGACGATGATATGATGGTGTTAAAAAATTATCTATAATTTTCATCATGTGGGATACTCATTCGTCAAATACCTTACACATAGGTGAACCAGGGTGATCATCACAAAATGCATCTAATACTTTGTCACGATGACGATTCTCTGGATTGGCAATGTTACCTTCAGTTTTTGGATCCCACTCATCTGGTGCATGTGTTTCATTAGCATGAAAGTCTACCTTATACTCATTCCACTTATCATTGGGATCATAAAGTGGATCTTGTGGATCGCGTTGACGTGGTTCAGATTGTGACATAGTACGTTCCTCGTTTATATTAATTAGGTGAGTCTGAGGCGATAGTCTTGTAGTTTGCGAATTAGTTCAGCGTGATCTGTTACTCCTGGTGCAATTAGTTCTCTTGCTCTTGCTACATCGTGTGATGACATTGACTCAAGTGCTTTGAGAATGTGATCGACTTCTTGTAGTGTTAGATTCATGTGAAATTTGTAAGTGAATGGTAGACTGCCTCAATGTGCATGTTTCCCTTGAAGTATCCTGCTACGATGATAGAAATACCAAACAGGAAACATGCCACCAAAGAGAGAACCAGTGGTATTGTTGGGTTTGGAACTTCTGGTTTCATTGCCAACGTAGTGTTTTAAGATACTCAAGCACGTTAGTTCTCACATCCATCAGTTCATGATAACATTTTTGATTGTGAGCACATGATCTGAGTGCAGGATCTGGTTCAATGACAGACTCAATGAAGATGTCAAGTCCACGATTCCATTTATCTTTCTTGGACTCACCATCTGGGATTACGTTCTGATCTTTCATTGAGTCATCCTTTTCTTGGTTTCGTTCCTAATTTATCATGCTCTTCTACCATTTTCGAGCTTTCGTGCAATTTCTTAATAGCTTCTACAGATTCAGGTGTCTCATCCCACTCAAATGTGTCTCCAGACTTGGTTACAAATTGTCTCTTGGTCATACTGCTGCCTCTTGTAGTTTATATTGTAGTTTGGTTAGTTGATAGCGACGAATATACTTCTCTGCGTGATCAAAACATGTGAACCAACAAGTTTTCTTCTCCTTACGATCCTCCAATCGCCATGGGAACATGTTAACGTGTGGAAATAGTTTCATGTCACGCGAACGAGTATACTTAATGGAATCCGAATTCTTTGCCTTCGCTTTCGCTTTCGTACCAGAAGTCGTACCAGTCTTTTTCGTCTGCTTCTGTGATGTTAGTTTCTCTAGATTCTTCTCTAGATTCTGTTGAGTCTTTGACTTTTGTGAGGATGATTTGGTTGCCTTTGATTGACCACGCGAGTTCGTCTCCTTCTTTCCAGTCGAGGTTTTGGAGGATGTAGGGCGGGATTTCGATGAAGAGGTCTTGCGTGTCGGCATATTGCTGAACTTCAGTTGTAAAACTAGTCTTGAATGTATCCATTGATTTGTAACCACTCACGAGTCATAGGGGTTGGTTCGTACACTTTCCACATTTCACCTGCAGCACAGGCATCCAGGGCGTCCTGAGTCATTCCCTCAGTTCTGCCCGCCCATCCCGCTTCTGCCTCCCAGGGGACCGCAGAGGCGTCGTAGGTGCGCTCTGCCATCACACGCCAGATCACTGGCACACTCTCTTCAGGCATGATGATGGCAATCATACTATTTTTGATGCTGCCTGCCATACAATCTTGGGCAGCGTGCCATCCTTCGTGCCTCATTACACTCATCAATGTGCTAGGTTCATCCATATGCTTCTTGTTTAGATAGAAGTTGTTGGATACTGTGTGATAGACACCACGATGATTCACTGGAAAATACTTCTCATCAGCAAGATATACTTTGATACCAATGCGACGAAGAGTCATCAGCAGAGTGTTAAACTCTAACGATGCGAAAGTGTATCGTTCAGGTCTCGGATATTGCGAAGATACATCAAGGAGGGAGAACACTTCTTCCACACCTTCAGTACATTCACGCAATAACATGCACCCCATTGCATCCATGGAGTAGAAACCTTTGGTGATTTTGTCTTCATTTGCGAGTGCAACATGTGCTGTGCCCAATGATAGTGCAGTGAGAGCGCCAAGGATAATGTTTTTCATTGATTTGCTGCGGAATGGTCTGCGACAATGTGTGATAGACGACGCTCAAGGTCAACATCACTAATGTTATTTCTGAATGCTAGTGCTTGAGAGTCATGTCGCGATTGACCCCACATACAATCGATGAGAAACTGAATCTCACCGATTGTTAAGTTAACACTGACGGAATCAGAATTCATCGAGGAGATCTTCTGGGAGGACTTCATAGATTTCATTCGAGGGCATGTAATACTCTGCCATATGTAGAGTCTTCATACGCTCAGTATACTCCAGGATCTCGTCGTAGTCAACGTTCAGGACAGAGTTGTTCATCGTTTGATAATAAGGATTTCGTGTGATTCTTTGGTGTTGTCGGTTTGATTGGCAATACGATTCTCACCGATGCGAGTCTCACCTAGTTGGTAAGAGTAGTGCCACTCAGGATAGTGTAACTCAAAGTCGCTGTACCACTCACGGATTGTTTCACAATTGTTATATGAGAGAATGAACGTACCCTTGTGTGAGTGGAGCAGGTCTCTCAGTTTAGCATGATCAAACCCAGTATGGTGGACATCGATGTTACAGTTTGGATACATGCCCTTGAGCATCTTGTTATCCTTATCTTTCTTGAGATAATAAGGAGGATCAAGATACAAACATGTGTCACGATCACTATATGCAGGAAGAACATCTTCAAAAGACTCTTCATACACATGAAGACCAGGATTACGATAGTTTCTGATCTTCTTGATCATGTTGTTCCACTTCTTCTGATCTTGGTAGATCTTACTCATCCATCCCAGGTACATAGGACCATAGGACAGATTGTGGTTGAAGTAATAGTATGCTGCTGCAGTCAGATTGTCAAGAGCAATAGGATCGCGCTTGTAGTAATCTGTCTGCCAATCTTTGAGCATCTCCTGAGTATAATCCCAGCAAACTAGTTGCTCTTTGATCTCAGCATACTTCTCCTTAGTTGGTTCTAACTCTTGGAGTTTATCTGCTAGCGCATCTGGTTGCTCTAGCAGCACGTTCCAGAAGTTTGTAAGAGCATGGAAAATGTCGAAACCAATAACATCGACACCCAATTCTCCTGCCCAACGTGACTCTAGCGATCCACCACCGATGAATGGTGACACAATACGATCTGTCTTAGGCAGATGGTGTGTGATGATCTTATATGCTTTACTTTTACCGCCAGCATAGCGAATAGGTGTCTTCATTAGTTCTTGATAAGTTCCAGTCTTCCTTCTTGAATGTATTGAGGCCATGCTTTGTTTGCCTCTTTGAAGTTCCACTCGGGGAACTTCTCCTCAATCATAACATAGTCATTGAGGCATTTGCGCTCCATCTCCTTGAATGCACTGATCTTTTGTGTTTCTTTATTGAACAGACCAGTAACCTGTGCCTCAACCTGCTCGGACTGGATCAGATACACTTCAACTTTCTTACCAAGATTGAGTTGCTCTTGAATAAGAACATTGATTCCGTAAGTACGATCAGATGGACGACCAGAGTTGCCGCTACAATATGAACTCCAGGTGCCACGAATGCCTCCACCTGCTTGACTACCACCGATCTTGTATACAATGTCATCAACAGCGATAATGTACACACGACCAGCAGGATCTTTGAGCACTGACTTAGGAACACTGCTATCCCACAGCATCTTGAGTGACACTTTAGTCGTAGGATCAGTGTTGAGTACAACCTCAGCAACCCTTGTAGCAGTGCCGATGTGAGAAGCGTTCATGATGTGCGTTTCAATACAAGTAGTATGGCATGAAAAAAGGGGTCTGTCAAGACCCCCAACCAGTTCATCAAGTGTCCCCAAAGATCGGGATGATGTCAGTTTTTACATGTAATGTTTTATTGATGTGTTGCTCCCATTGACTGGCGTCGTCTAAATTGTAGAAGACTGCTTCTTGGCGACTCTTCTTGTTTTTCTTCTGTTTCATGTAGACAACAGCGTATTTCATGTTGATACTCAGGATAGACAATGAGGTTAGCATAGTGACGACCCCACCGCGAGTTTACGGATTCAGGTAGAGGAACGTCCTTAAAGCAAATACAAATGTAGTATTCACTTACGAATGAGATATAACCACGAGTGCCGTGGTATTCTACTGGTTGGAGTAATTCAAACGTCATACTCTCTGTTTTGCATATCACTCATTTGCTGATGCAGTTCAGCAATATAATCAGACAAGGAATTTACCTTGCTTTCAAGATCACAATTACGATCTTGAAGATGCTTGACGAGATCTTTAACCTCTTCGGTTAAAGCGTCAGCGGCGTCTTGTGAGTGTGCCATCTGGATAATTAGAATGCAGTTCTATCTAGTTGATCTAGAGTTTCCATTGCTTCGTCAGCAGTAGATTGTAACGCACTCTGTGTGAGATCAATAACAGGTGCGCCACCATTTCCGAAACCATCACCTCTCGTCATGTCACGTTTGATCTTGTAAAGATCACGTAAACGACGCTTGAGGCGTCTCAACTCATCATCATTATACAAATGCTCTGACTTTAGAGCAGTTTTTACATAATTAATTTCTTTTTGAGGTGACCACATATTAGTAACGATCGGGGATATCAGTGTGCTTGGTTTCACATGCTTTCTTTTCAACTAGAAACTCTTGACGACCAAGATCAGGATCGATATCCTTAATGCATTGTTGCATCGACATGGGGTCCATGAGACGCTTACCATGCATCAAAGACTTAAGATCTTGTGCTTTCTCCATGTGACTTTTGTGGTAGTCAATCCACTCATCAATGACAGATAGCATTTCTTCATAACAACGACGTGCATCAACTTCTTCATCGTTGAGATAATCAGCAATTGCGTCATCCAATCGGAGTCTGCGTTGATGTGAATAGGATGGTAGTTCCATGAGAGTCCGTGAGAGGGGTCTAGAAGGCGCTGTAACCGCCCTCTAGTATATATCAGGTAGTCTGGATTGTCAAGCAACCACAGAGGTGGCAGGGAGACCTTCTACGAAGATGGTGTCCACGATGCGCTGAAGACGCTTGATAGTCTGAGCACCATAGTTCTTGAACACAGGTACTGTAACATAACCAGTGGACTTGCGGTAGAGACCAACATCACCCGCAGGGATCTTACCAGAAGCAATGTCAGCAGCGTCATCACGATGCATACGAATCACGCGACCGATAGTCTGTGCCATCTCGATGATGTCAAGATTGCGGAGCATGATAGTATGGGTCAGACCATGCACGTTGATACCTTCAGACAGAATGCTGTAGTGGAAGATGATGAACTTCTTAGAAGGATCTTTACCATAAGCATCGAAGGTCTTGAAGAACTGCTCACGATTGACCTTCTGGTCATTCACATAAGCACCATACTTGCTGGTGATGTGGAGCACTTCATAACCACGCTGCTTCAGGTCATGCAGGATACTGGTCTTGAACAGCATAGCACCCATGATCTTGCTAGCAGGAGACGCCACAAGGACCTTGGATGCCTTGTCAGCAGGTAGAGAGTCTACGATGTCCAGCAGCATGACACGATCGTTCACGGCAGCAGCAGCACCCTTCTCACGCACAAGGTCACGCTCGTAAGGTTGGATGGTGACGGGCAAGATGCTACCACCAGCGATCAGTTCAGGTGCTGGCACATTGCAGAGCACAGAACCATAGATCTCGCTATTGTTCATGCCACGATTGGTCTTGCGAGTGTGCTTAGGTGTGGCAGTGAAGAAATAAGATGCCTTGCTGCTCAGACTGGCAGCAGCGACACCAACAAAATGATGACGCTGCACAGCATTATGCGCTTCATCAAAGTAACAGCAATCGAGGTCGATACCAGCATCGATGATACGAGGCAGGGAATGATAAGTGGTGAAGATGATCACATGCTCACGAACATGATGACACATGCGGACGAACAAATTGATACGATCAGACTTAGTAGTGCTGAAGTGTGTTGTCTCGCCGCTGTGAACATGCAGGACGTTAGCATTGGTGATATGCTCAAGGTATTCCGCACTGAGTTGCGTGGCAAGCATGATGCGAGGCGCAACAACAACGATTGTTTGCGGAGACTCTGCGGATTCGAGTCGTCGCACGGCATCCTTGATAGCAACCAGCGTCTTGCCACCACCAGTGGGCACCAAGATCTGACCCTTGTCAGCAGTCAGCATAGCATCGAGAGCACGCTGCTGGTGGGGACGGAGTTGCATAGTGTAGGTCTGTCGCGTTGATGCATATAGTATAAAGCATCAGACCGCGCTGGTCAAGAGTGTGTGACAGTTCCAGGACTGGTCAGGGTCTTGCTACTTTGAATTCACATACTTCTCTCTTATACACATATACATCAACAAGATTCTTATCGTCGTCAAATATAAATGAGAAGTCAATTTGTTGATCTTCATGATCAATTAGTGAGCGAATCCACTCTGCGTCATCAGCAGTAATCATTTGATATACATCAGTAACAACATCAATCCATCTATTTCTAGTTTCTGTAGTTGATGGTGTTCTCTTCTTCCAATCAAATGATGTCATTTTCTCTGTTCCTGTGAGTGCAGGAAATACATAAGCACGACTAGAATATGGACACCATGGTCTAATGATTACACCATTTTGACCTTTCCTGTGAAAGAATTCTACATCTCTACTAGCATCTTTCTTCAACTTATCAATAAATTGTCCTAATTCAGTGTCAATCCACCTAGGATCAAGATCTTTTGCGGTAGTCGTTACACCAGTAGTAGTTCCATTTCCATCAATAGTCACACTCCAAATCTTTGACTGAGTGGGAACATCGACATCATGAAGGTCAACAAATTTTTCTTTAATATCATCATTGATATCTAATACTGCTACAGCATTCAACATTTCATTAGCATATGTTAATGCTGCTAGTTCAATATCTACTGTTACTTCAATTTCTTTGATTGTATCTGCATACCAAATATCAATATACTTCACTTGTCCTTTAGAAGTTTGTCTATAAGGACTAACATAATCAAATGTCAAGATATCTTGCACCTTTTGCTTTGCTTCAGGAGTAAAGATGTCAGGATATCTATCATCCATAGCACAAGTACATGCCGCCCAAATTTTAGAGTGAACAAATTCCTGTTCTCTCGTACTAAGACGATATACTTTTGAGACGTTGTATTCTTGTGTGAACATTATTCGTTGTCTGTTAGTAATTGTCCATTAGGACCATAGACTGCATAGAAAATATAGTCTTCTGGTCTAGCACAAGATGCCTGAGATTCTGGAAATGCATCTTCACAGTACTCAATTGCTTCATCTACATTATCACATATGATGAAAGTATACTCAGACTGATCTAATGCTGTCCAAATATCAAGAGATACGCGAGTTTTGTACAACTCTCTAGATGCATTAATAGCATCAACATCAGTGCTGCTATTCCATCCAGTTGAACGCAAGAAAATGATAGTTTTTTCCTGACGCTGTGCAGACTCACCAATGAAGTCTTGCAAGTAATCAATAGTGTAATTTGCGTGTAGCTCCATTTAACTTCCAGGCGATTGTAACTCTTAGAGAATTGAACACTCTTGAAACTTCTTCTGCGTAATGTGTTCTCATACCAGGAAAGAACACTGCTTTGTTAGGAGCAGGTTCAACATATGTCCAGGAATTATCTTTATTTGCAAAAGCAGTTTTTCCTCCCCAGAGATGATTCCATTCTTCATTAGCGTAGAGCAAAAATGTTCTACAATCATCATAGTAAGCATCTACATGAGGCATTGCTTTATCACCAAATACATGTCCATTTGCATAGACATCTACTAGTTCTAAATCAGGTTCATTCACTACATCTCTAATGATATTTAGTAAATAATCAGTAAAAAACTCATCATCCTTCAAGCTCATCACCCAGAAAGGCAATACATTATCTTCATTTTTAGATCCGTGACCATATTGCCACTTTGCTTGCTGCGATTTATGAATTATTTCACCAAAATCAAATTGACTGAATACGTTATCATATATTTCCATATTCTCTTAGAAAATTTACTCTAATTTGTTCAAATGGTAGAACTGCTAGTTTAGATTCGTCATCAGTTCCAGGATATGTTTTGGATGCATTGATTACTGCCTTAGATAAGTCAATTAACTGATACCTCATAAATGTATCTTCAACAGCACTTGCTGCCCACATTAATGCAACTCGTCTCTTTCCAGAAATAACAGGGTTAATATGATGTTTTAAACCTGTTGGGTAGATTAATATTGTTCCTGCTGGTGGTTTGAAAGAATATTCTGTGTCACCAACGATAAGAACTAATTCTCCTCCTTCATATTCATCAGGTTCATTGAGAAATAATGTCATACTATGATGAGTTTTAATTCCACCAATAGTAAGATCATCAACATGTGGTTTATAAAATCCACCTTCACGATACTCAGTGAAGATAGGAACTGTCATCTCTTTCAACACATAGCATGATGAAAAATCCGCAACTCCATGAAATGCTGTTTGAACTATATCAATACATTTACGATATTGTGATGACGTTTGTGCCATCACATAGTTATCTTTCGCCTCTTTATTAACAGCATTTTTATTATCTGATTGAACTATTCCATCTTTAAATGGAGCAGAATCAAAATGATGATTAATCTTACTTAATTGTTCAGCAGTAAGAAGTTCACTATCATAAATCATATCATTCCTCGTCAGTATCTGTAAATAGTTCGGTATCGAATCCTGGGAAAACTTCTTCGACTCTCATAGCTCTAATAATTTCTAAAGTTCTAGTTCTAACATGACGTTTAGAAACCGCACGTTGCTTAGCAAAAATTAGTCTATTAATAATTCTTGCATTTAAGTAGTCAGAAGATGCATCGTCATCATAACTCACCCACTGATTAGAATCATTGGGATCCATAAATGCAGGAGCAGGTGTTACACCATCTTCAAGCATATCATTAGGATACAACTTTCTATAGTTTTTAGGGTCAATTGGAAATGTATCTGCATACATTGTTCTCATAAAATCTAAAGGTGTATCAAAAGTATCTGGATTTGGAATATCAATAGATCTAATCTTTGCCCTCCAATCAAGCCAACGTTGCTTTTCTCCTTCATAATTTTCAGGAACATCAGGAAGAACATGCCAATCAGATTCTGATAGCATAACTCTCTTCTCTCTCTTTCTCTTTAACCACTTTGCTTCAAATAATTGATGTTCTTCTTCTAGAGAGTCTAATTTCTTTTTCTGAAGTAGTTGCTTTTGAACTACTTGAACCATAAAAGTAGCAATGCCTAACTCATAGACTTCTCTAGCTTGCTCTGCAGTTCCACCCTTAAACTTATACTCATTCCAATACAAAGATTCAGAAGCAAAATCATACTTCTGTCTATTTCTTTGAGCAAACCATGTGCCATCATTAAAATAGCAAAATAATTGAAGTTGATCTTCTTCTGTATGCCAGAAAGAATCAAGTTGTTCAAAGAATTTTGCTTTTAACTCTTCATCAAATTCAATATTTTTCAGACTATATCTGTTTTCAATGCCAGTCTGATCTTCTGGTGCCATTACAGCAACATTATTAACAAGATCCATCTGGAGGATGGGTTTACGTGTAATAATCGTATTTGTGGTCATGTTAGTTATGTTTTAATGTACCATCCTGTCAAAATATATTTATCACCATTGAGGAGTGTATTTCCTTTGTGAACATGCGTCATACCTGCAGGGAAGAATACTACTGTTCCAGCAGTAGGTGAAATTCTTCTACGTTGATATAAAAACTCAGTCTCACCACCATTTTCAGGTTTAACATCATTCAAATAAATCATCCAAGTAATTTCTCTCTGTGCATGTGATGCAGCAGAGTTTTCATAATGCCATTGATGATAACCACCACAAGGTTGAGTTCTCTGCATTTTTACATCACTAGACATCATCGGAACATTTTTCAATTGTCCGAATTCAGTAATATAATGCATCAGACATGATTTCAAAAATTGATTTACTTGATAAGTAAACCCATCATTACAATAGTTGGCAAGAACTGATTGATCTTTTCTATTGAGATTTGAAAGATATTGAACTGATCCATCCGCAGTAAATTCTTTAAAAAGATCTGGATCAGTTGCTCCAAACTCTTTTTCAATCTTCTCCCATTCTTCTGGAACATAAGATGAAGCAGCTCCATCATCCATCATGTGATCAAACCATTGAATTGCTTGCTCGCAAAAAGGTTTAGGAACAAAGTTTGGCCAAACACCAATAAAATCGTCGAAAGTTGCATTAGTGATCTTTGGATCACGCATCAATTCAATTGGTCGCCAAGCTTGAACACTTTTTGATGTAGACATTGTTTAAAAATCAGTACGCCTTTATTATATATTTCATTTTGTGGAAGGGGGTTACGATGGGAACTTTTCTTTGAGGATCCATCTTAGGTGTAGGAACAGGTTTTGATGAGTTATTCCAACTAAATGTACCTGTGTTTAATTCAATTCCAACATCACTCTGGTTGAATGTAATAGTAGTGAAGTTATCAAATGTAGCTAATCCTTCTCGGAACAATTCAGCAGATCCATTGACATTACCATAACTATAGTCACTATTGGGATCATTGACAGGATCCTGTCCTATGAGGTGGGAGTGTGTTTTAGTTGATTCATAACTTTGATAGTTATCAATTCTTCCAGAAGCTTCCGATGTATCGATAACACCTGCATCTGTTGCATCGCCAGTGCTAGATGGTTTGAGACCATCTGCCATTTCAAAGTAATCTTCAGGTTGACCATCAACACCATAGGCAACACCAGGGTCAACAATTGGAGTATCACCAGTACCAGGAGTACCAGGACTACCAGGAGTAGCAGGATCGCCACCACTATCAGGAACAGCCTCAGTAACTGCAGCAACTCTAATTAATCTTTCAGCGCTGGGCGTGCTGCCGCTGCTGAAGAAAGTATCACGCCAAGTTGCAACTGTAAGCACATCACCTACTGCGTATCCAACACCATCATCAGTAACAGAAACTGTAACTCTAGTATATTTGTCGCCATCTCCGATGTCCCATGGTTCAAAAGTAACTTGAGCCTCAGCACCCGATCCACTTCCTGTAGATCCACTAGCATATTCTAAATCTTCAGTTACAGTAAATGTAGAGGTAACTGGGGGAGCATCCCAGTCACCACCTGGCGCACCAATTCTATATCCTTCTGTTAATACATGCCAAGATCCGCCTGTAGATGGAACTCCAGGTCCTCCACCAGTACCACCTTCTGAGTTGTCTGGATCGGGATCACCTGTATTTGGATCAGTAAATTTAGAACTATATCTAATTTCCCACTCAGTAATTGTACCACCAGGAGTTCCAGGAGTGCTAGGTGTACCAGGAATTCCTTCATCAGTACCACTACCACCAGATCCCGTGCCAGGTGGTGTAGTTCCACTACCACCAGTGAGAGCAGCAATTTCTGCAGTTAAACTTGCAAGAGGAGAACCCCAATAGTTTCCATAAGAAACACTACTTCTTCCTGATGGTGGGAAAACGTCTTCACCATTACTACCATCAGTATCTCCTACTTCTGACACAAATGTATTGTAATCAAATCCGTCTAAAGAAATTCTATCCCAATAACCTTCTGCAGTAGTTCCATCGGGTTCTCTAGAATCACTACCTCTATCACTAGTAACAGGTGCAGATGCAGGAAAACCAGTACCATAGAATGCTCTAGTTCCCCATGGAATAACTGGATCGCCGTTAGGAGAATCAGTTTCAGATGTAACAAAGAAGTGTTCGTGTGAAGGTACTCTAACAGTTACATCAGATATAGGTCCAATGTTAGCACTGACAGCACCAGTAACAGTAAACTCAACATCTGCTGTCAATAGTTCCGTTCCAGAAGTTCTGGTAGTTCCAAGAGAGAAATATTCAGACTCAGTACCTTGTTCTTGTCCTGCTGGTGCGATAATTTGTTCTAATGGATTAGTGCCAGCAATATCAACATCATCAACATACCACCATCCACCAGTAGAACCAGGAAGTTCATATGATCCACCAGCACTGGTTACAGGAACAAATGCCGATGATCCTCTGTTAGCATCAACAATACCCCTACCAACCATTCTAACACCACGATAGTCTGGAAGGTTGAAATTTCCTGAATATGTACTAGTTGCCTCTACATATTGTGCGGATCCTCCATATTGATTGCCAATTGCATCAAACAACCAAGGATAATCTGCTGCTGCTAATGATCTACCATCACACTCCAAGAATCCAGGGAATCTATCTTCTAAAGTACCATATCCATAATTACCATCGTCCACAACAGTTTCTTTGGGAACAGGAATAACTGTACCAATTGAATAACCATCAAACTTAGGTTGTCTATAGTAATCTTTAGCATTTGTAGGATCTTCTCCTGCTGCTACCCACCCATCTGCATCAAAAGAAGCATTCTTCTCAGTATACCATACTCCAAGATATGCAGGTGGAATAGGTTTCACTGCATAATTAACAGATCTAAGATTAAATGGTGTTGCATCTCCGAATGTAATAGTAGTTCTACTGGAATGAGATAAACCAACTACAGGATCTATGTCAGCATTTCCAGGTTGCTGCATAATAATAGTAATATTTACAGGATTACCTGTGTAATCAGGTTGCACTTGAAGTGGTCCCGCAACACCTGCAGCTCCATTCACAGAGAATAGAACTGTACCAACATCTTCGCCTGTTGCAAAATCAAATTCATTATATGCTAAGGGAGAAGTAGCACTAATAGTAATCTCTTGGTTAAATCCTGTCAATCCAATAGGACCAATGACACTAATTCCACCAGGAGTTCTGTTTAATACTTCATTAATTGGAGTAAATTCTGGTGTTGTATCTGGTGCTGCCCAGTTAGTAATAGTCCATGGAACAATAGCTCTATCTCCAACATTAATTGCCATTCTGGCAACACCAGCTCCAGGATTGTTGATTGGATCAACCACATCAGTCGAACCATCCATTACAAGTTCAATATAGTCATCATTACGTACAACAACATTTTGAATTAATCCAGGAGAACCACCATTAACTTTAATTCTAGGATTAACGCCTGGGGTAGTATCTGCCGTTCTTAAAGTAACATCGACTTCTGTCCCATCTGTCAATCCTTGAATTAATGCTCTGTTTTGACTATCAACAGATCCAACTGCTGTTGATACATAATCAACTCCCCCTGGTTCCTGTTCAACTAGATTAACAAATGCAAATGTATCGGGAGTAAAATTCTCACCTTCTCCTGTTCCTACTGTCCAACTTCCACCATCATTACAATCACCAATAGTAATATTAAATGTTTGCTCAAAATTTGAAATACTAGTAGTAGTTGCTCTTAATTGAACATACTGACCATTAGTTACAGTTAAATTATCACCCCACCCATCGGCAATAGTATCTAAAATATCATCACCTGCAGCATTAGTAAATGTAGTATTGAAATTAGAAATCGCAACTTCTATACCACTACCTGCTGTGATTACAGCAGGAGCTGTCAATCCTGTGATTTGAGGAATATCACTATATGCATATGAATAATTAATGGGACGATCTAATGTAGTTCCAAATGCTGCTCTAGGGAACGGGCAATTAACTGGAATAGTTGAAGTTTTTACGTTCCATCTCGCACTTCCAGTACCAATACCTACATCAATATATCTGTTCTCAACTGCACCATCTGCTGCGGTAAGTCTAAGTTGGATTTGATCCAAATTAGACATGGTTAAACCAGCATCTCTGGTCCAAGATCCCCATGAATTATATGAACTACCATTCCATTCTCTAATTCTAAATGCATAATCTGTTGCATCAAGAACGTTAGAAGCAATTAATAATGGTGCTTGAGTTCCTGGGTCTAATCCAGTAATAGTTACAACTTGTTCTCCTGCTCTTAATGCTGGTGTTTCTCCTGCAGCACCAGTATATGGTACACCATCATCTGGATATACAGTCTCTGCATATGTGTATAGTCTTCCATTCTCTGCAGGATCAACGTCTTGGAACTCATAAGGATCTGGTTCAAAGTCTTCAAGTTTAGTCTCAATTAACCAAAAGACAGTAAGTTCTCCAATCTCAATACGAACCTGAAGGAGTTCATCAAATCCAGCGGGTGCCTCATATCTGAACTGAATAGATTGTCCTTCAGAAACATATAATGGTGTAGAAGAATATGAATATGTCATTGAATATTAAGACTTTATCCCGTATCTGTATTTAGTCAGATTTGACGAACGTCATACCAACTAGTATTCAAGTCTGGGTCGTCATCATCAAACCTAACCTGAATAGGTTCATTAGCTTTAATTTCCACTGAAATGTCAATATCATTAATAAGAATAGGATTGCTTAATACTGCATCACTATCAGGTGCTTCAACTAAATCTTCTGGGAGTTCATCTCTATTTTCTGGTACAGTAATATTGTCTGGTATCGTGTCAATAGTAACATTTACATTTTCTTGTTTAGTAATGTTTCCTCCACCACCAATTGCTGTAATTGAAACAAGTATACTAAAAGGTCCATGATTATTCCATGGAATCGACAAATCTACTGTTTCTGTTGATGTACTACCAGATGTATCAGATGTGGTTGCAGGTAAAGTAATAGTCTCTGTAACTGTTGTTGTACCTCCAGTTGTTGGATTTCTATAAGTATACACTGCACTTCCAGTAACAGAATTTCCAGCATATCTGTAATCAACATCAAAAGAAAGTGAGTCACCATAGTTTATGGTGGGATTAATTGTAAAATCTAATTCTGGTATTTGAAAGACTGTAATAGTTACAGAATCACTATCTGTTCCACCAAGACCAGATGCGGTGTAAGTATATGTTGTATTTTCTGTTGGAACCACACTTCTAGAACTACTAATAACAACTGCTCCGATACCTTGATCAATACTTGCAGTTGAAGCATCACCACCAGCAGACCAAGTTAATGTAGTAGATTGTCCAAGAACAATAGAAGTTTGCGAAGCACTAATATTAGCAACCACTGGTTGATAAACTGTAAGAGTTGTACTTGCACTATCACTACCACCATCATTACTGACTGTAATAGTATAAGTTCTACTAGAAATAGGACTTACAATAGCACTACCTGATGTTGCTGGACTCGATTGATCTGTAACAGAAATTGAATCAACAACACCACTACTACTCCAAGATAAAGTAGCACTAGCACCAGCAATGAATGATGATGGACTTACTGAAATACTAGCAGTTGGTGCTGGCGGTGCATCTGGTCCTTCAATTCTAAATGCAATGCCATATGGATTGGTGCTATAATTTGGTCCAGGTCCATTATAAACGCTTCCCGAAATACTTTTAGTTCCTGCACTAGAGGTAAAACTAGTAGCACTACCATTAGCACTATTAAATCCAGCAATACTACAAGTTTGTCCAGCAACACTTAATGATCCAGAGTTATCTACTGCTGCCCAAACAGTATAAGTTCCTGGGTAAGGAAAATTTACAGTAGTGCTAAAAGTAAATGTTTGCCCTTCAAAAGAATTACCTACATCATTTCCTGCAGTAAAACGAACAGCATAATTGTTCATCAAAGATCCCCATGCTCCATTGGTGTAATCGCCACCATATGATCCTGGTAAACTTCTACTTGTGTAAATTTCTGCCATTAGTCTGAAATCTCTCTTACATTATACCAACTAGTATTCAAATCTGGATCATCGTCATCAAATCTAACCTGAATAGGTTCATTAGCTTTAATTTCTACAGGAATATCAATGTCATCAATAATAATAGGACTACTTAATACAGTTTCAACGTCAGGTGCTTCAACTTGATCCTCTGGGAGTTGCTCGCGACTTTCTGGAATCGTTACAGCATCTGGCAACATGTCAATACTAACATTAATAGTGCTAGCAGTAGGAGTAACATTTCCTCCACATCCACTTGCAAACAACGCATAACTTATTCTTTTAGGACCAAAATTATCCCAAGGAATATTTGAGTTAAAAGTTACTTCTGTTTCTACATTATCTTTATCACTAGATGATAATGTAAAATTTCTTGTCTCACTAGTAGCAACTCCTTCAATATTTGTGTAAGTAATAGTAACACCACAAGTAGAACTAGCATTTCTATATGAAATAGTAGTTGTAAAATCTTCCCCATAATCTAAATTTGGCGGAAATTCTCCAGATATTTGAGGAATTTGACAAACCTCCACAGTTACAGAGGCAACATCAGTTCCTCCATCACCAGATATAGTTAAAGTATATGTTGTAGTTGTAACTGGAAATACAAATGAAGATGACTCAAGTAAAACTTCTCCATCATCTGTAATAGGAGGAGAAATTGATGCTGTGGATATATCACCACTTGTTTCCCAGATTAGTCTTGTACCTGCTAAGGATCCTACAACCATAGGATTAGGTTGAGCATAAAATGAATCAATTACAGCAGGTTCGTACACAGTAATATCAACAGATGCTGATGCTTGAGAATCAACTTCACTATCACCACTAAAGTTTTTTGCTACAAGTGTATATGTAGTATCATTAGTAGGATTTACTGAGTAATTGGTAGTAGTTAATCCAGGAGATGTTAAAACATTTACACCATTTAATTTTAAAAAATCAACTGATACACCAGATACATCCCATGATAATATTGAAGGTCCAGTGACGCCACGAATAAAAGAAGTCGGAGATGCACTAAGTGTAATTGTTGGGGGAGGTGGATCGTTTACAGTAACTGTAATCGTTCTAGATTCATTTCCTGCAGGTCCCGAAACCGAAAGGGTATAATTTGTGGTTGTTGTTGGTGATACAGATACAGTACCAGATGGATCAGTTACTGGACCAATACCACTAATCGTTGCACTATCAACATCTCCAAATACAATCCAAGATAAGGAAGCAGAATTTCCATAATCAATAGTAATAGTATCGTCTACATTAAAATTTGTTAGAAAATCTGGATCTGTGGAAAATGATGCGGATGGGGGAAAATCTTCATTATGACCAGGAATCCACCTTTCTCCTGAATTACTGGTTTCAAGAATAACGTTGATACCAGCATTAGTACATCGTTGAATAAAATAATTATAAGATGCCTCGACAGTAGCAAACACCATCGAACCAGATATATCTAACCAAACAGATACATAAGATCCTGGTGGTTGTGTATCAAAATTACATATTTCAAACCAGTCAGATCTATTTGAAACACTACCATTATCTCTATTAACTGTTCTAGTGCGAGCTAAACTATCTGATAGAAAATTAGATGGTCTATTCAAATCACCAAAATCCCATCTCGTGCCAGCTGGTTGTAACAACCAAAATTCGCGATCTGGATAATTATTTCTAAAACTTGCCCAATCACTTTGATGTGTACTTGTACTGGGAGACGATTCGTCGATAATCGATATACATTGTGTCCTTGCTACTACCATGACTCCCCCTTAAATCTTGATAATGTATGATACTACAATAAATGGTGTTACAACATTATCCAATTTCTGAATATCAGATACATTAACATTCAAAGTTGCTGATACATTGTCTGCTGGAATATCAAATGATTGCAATTGATATGCAAAACTACTACTATAAAGAGTTGGTTTTGCAATTTTATGAGTATGAGAAGATAATGCAGTAGTATTCAATTCACTGGTTTCAAGAATATTAAAAGCACTAGAGTTTCCACTATCAGCACCACGTTCTTTACCATCTCCGCCAACTTGGTGATTGGTGCTATAGTTAACATAGTTTGCACTTGTATTGTGTGCATGTCCTTGGAAGTTCTCAATATCAAGGAATTGTTCTGCACTAGTTGTCGTAAATGTATATTTTGGATTAGATCTAAAAGCGTAGTTTGCAGGACCAGAACTTCCTCTAAAATTACCCTGAAAATCACAAGTTAATTGAGTTCCTTCATTACATACAACTTGAACTTCAGGACCAACTCTAGAAAGTTCGCTATCTCCTACTACATCATTTGTATAATCTCCAACAGATCGTGATGCAACAATAACTTTAGATCCTAAATCTGGTAATTGGAATTGCCCCAAATCATTAGTTTCTTCATCTGCTTCTCTAAGATTGACTCCAGGTTTTTTAAACTTCGATTCTTCACCAACCCCCAAAACTTGAGATAGAGCAATATATTCATTCGCATTTTTAATGCTTCCATCACACAACAAAAATCCTGCTGGAGCATGAGTCCTAAAAGCCTCGGTTGAGGAATCATTTACACCAGTCAAGTATGGTGTTGCATGAATTTGGATTGAACCAATGTACCCGCCGTACTTTGCTTTTGTTTGTGAATAGTTGTTATTTGCCATTAGTATGCTCTAATGCAGTGAATACAGGTCATTTGTGGTTGTGTGTTTACAAAATTAATCTGAAACACACCGCGATTTCGTGCATTATCTAATTGAATACCTCTCAAAAATCCAGAAGTTGTATCTGGGTTTGGAGCTTCAACATAAACTTCTAAACTATTTAATGGTCTCATACCCGATAATTGAAAGTCAATGTCAACTTCATCGTGAGTATGAGGTTGAATCTCATCTGGTTCTCCAGGAGTTTTTACCAAGAAATCCCATCCTCTATTACTATTTAAAGTACCCATAAGCGAAGATTGGAACTGGGTAGGATTAGACATTGCAGTAAGGTTTGCATTAGCAGTAGTTTTCCCCTCATACTCAAGCAAATCAGGATAAAAATTTGTATATCCCTGAGGAATAGTTACATCAGATCCAGAAATACCATACTTGACAGTTCTTCCATCTGCTTGACCTTTAGTAAATCCTGCAATGCCACCAGATATCATACCTTTAATTTTAGAATTAGAAGTATCAAGATTATTAAAGTTTCTATGGTTATGTGGTTGTGTTAGTTCAGATTTAATAGGTGACCATACAACTGATTGTGGAGTCCAGTTTACTGGAGGATTTTCTGCTCTAACAGCAGCAACAGTTCTACTATCTAATCCTCCACCAAAACCAGATCTTCCTCTTTCCCAGTTATCCATTTCCCACTCAAGAATAACAGTATCATCATTTGTAATAAAGATATTACCATCTTGTCTATCAAATGATGCTCTAAAACTGAAACCTACATTAGACCAAGGGATAACACCTTCTCCTGGTTGTGTGGTGGGAACTTTAGCAACGCTCTGGAATTTTCCAGAGTGACGATGACTTTTTAAATGACTTCGACCTAACTTTCTAGGTCCAAAAAATATAACTTTATTTCCTTCACCAGAACCTTCTGAAATAGTATTTCCTTGTACTTTTCCAGTATAGTAATATCCTACTTCACCCCCTCCAGCATCAAATGTAGTTCTTTCATTTAATTCAAAGATAACATCTGTTGCAACATCGTTAAAAGTAGTAGGAACACCAGAATCAGCATTTGCTCCAATATAAGGAACAACTTCTGCTATGGTCACTGGATCAGTGAATGGAGTAATGTCTCTCAAACTAGCATCATTAGAAGCATCTTTTTCTAATGCAGAAGATCCACCAGTGCCAAAATAGTTAATTTCCATATCAACAATAGGTTTGTTGATTAGATTGGGAAGAACAATTTCCCCAGTATAGTTTGGAAACTCTCCACCAAATGTAGATACATCTCCTTGCTCAACTGTGAGAACTGTGATTGTAATATCACTACCACCACCAGATTGACCAGAAGGAATAGTTAAAGTATCATTAGGTACATAATTAATACCTTGCGTAAGTCTGGTAATAGTTACACTACCACCAACACCACTAGGAGCACCACCACCTTCTGTTCCAGCATCACCTACAACAATAGCAAAACTAGCACCTCCGCCACTTCCATCTAAAGGAGCATAGATGTATGTACTAGGAACTCTAGCAGTTTCTGTTACAGCATTACTACTGAAAGTAGCAATCAATCCATCTGTAACACCTGTAGATAAGTTATACGTGTCTCCGATTGCTCTAGCAAGTAATGGAAAATCTGCTGCAGCAATTAGAGATCCATCGCAGGGAATCCATCCATCGGGGACATCCGAGATGTTCCCCGTGAATGGCATGATAGTGCCAATAGCAGCTGCTTTGGCAGTTCTGATTTCCTGATAAAAAGACATTCGTTTATACGTCCATTAGATACCAACCTACGCGGTTTGGATTAACACCACCATCGCCATCAGAATCAACTGTTCCTCCAAATACAAGACCGAATGCTGCATTTGGTGTTTGAACAACCAACTCACCACCATTATGATTAGCAGTATTTCCTGCTGCCAATGAACCAAGAATGGTAGATCCTGTGTTGCTTAGAGAACCTTGAATTCTTTGTAGATTTGCTGCTCTAATAACTAGGGAGATGTTATACGAAAGGTTGCCACTAATATCTATAATGCGAATCATATCGCCCATTTGAGGATCTGTTGGTAGTCTAATGAAAGATGTACCAGACACATCAACAAAGTAACTTACGTTAGATACACAATCATATACGTTATTATTAATTACCTTCCACTTAGTTGCTCCCGATGGAGAGAAGTAGTTAGTAATACCCGCAATGTTAAGGGAACCATCATCATCAACAGCAAATACTTCATTGCCATCTTGATTGACAACCAGATCACCACCATTGACTGTTAGGTCTCCTGCCATCGTAACAGGACCACCGAAAGTAGATAGTCCAGTTCCAAGTGCAGAGAACGAACCATAAGTGGTAAAGTCACCAGAAGAGTTGTTAAATGTCAGTCGTGGTGTAGTTCCATCAGTTCCGAAGATATTGATGTTACCACCATTCATTGTGAGGTTTCCAGTTGCTGTATCAATCTGGAATGTAGTTCTTAGTGGAACGTCAACCGTTACGCCATCGTCCTCGAAGGAAGGACCACCATTGGTGATGGTGAAGAACTCATTATTTGGAATTGTAGAACCATTCAGTGTGAGAGTATTTTCAATCGTTGCGGTTCCTGCAATGTTAGTATTACCAGTTGCAGCAGCAATTGTGAATTTATTAAATCCAGAACCTGCACCAAAATTACCAGCAAGAGTTGTATTGCCAGTTGTAGATTCAACCTTAAACATCGTGGTTGCAGGATTGCCACCATCATTAACTATTAGAGATTGAACATCGGTGCTAATAACATCAGCAATACCACAAATTTCAGATTGATCGATTCTGATCAAATCTAGCGTGGTTAGAACACCACCAAACTCAGCAACACCAATTCTAACATTGGCACTGGTTCCATCGATACCAGCTCTTGGTTCATCCAAGATGCCATCAGGGGTAGTAGGCGAACCACCAACTGTACCAACATCCTTACCAGTTAGATAAGAAGCAGCTCCTTGCTTATCCAGTTTAGCGATAACACAACCATCGGGGTGATTTGTGCCCTCTTGAGTGCCTTCCTGTGCTCTTGTAACAGAGATTCTGAAACCTTGAGTATCAGTTGCATTGCTAACGTTGTCAAGACCGACAACACGCATAATCTCAGATTGTGACTGATCTCTCAGTCCAGTAACTGAACTTCCACCATCTGGAGTAACTTCATCAGGAGATGCAGCGTTGCCACGATCCAGAAGAATTAGATCACCAATAGAGAAGTCATTTACTCCAGGTGTTGTAATTGGAAGGATATAAACATCACTTGCATCTGTAACACCATTAATGTCTAATGTGATATCAGGGGCACCGCCGCCACCAACTCTAGAGTCAGGAATGGTCAATGTCTGATTGTCAGCATAACCACTACCAGGAGCAACAAGTGTAACAGCAACTGTGCCATCAAATGCAACTGAAATATCAAATGCTGCGCCATTTCCAGATCCACCATCTGCAAATCTGAATGTATATGTTCCTGCTGGACGTAGAGAATTAGCTGCTGCCTGTAGATTATCAAATCCAGCAATTCTACCGCCACCTGCTAAATCCTGAGATCCACCCCAGAGTCTACCACCTTCGGTATCAATTCTTCTACCAGTAGATTCATACTTATAGAAGTCAATATTTGGTGTGTCAAGAGAACCAAGATTGTGAAGTGTAATAGGAGTAGAGAATCTACCTCTTACAATCTCAACAATACCAGCAGTTGTACCACCAGATAGAATGATATTAGAGTCAACTTCTGCAGAAGCCTGAACTTTCAAGTTGTTTCTAATGGTAGTAAATCCACCAAGAGAGGAGAAAGTTAGATTGTTAGATCTTGTAAATGCTTCAATCGTTGTATTTTGGTCATTATCAAATAGTCTTACTGTTCTGGTTTGAGAGAAGAGTCTTGCTGTTCCTGTTCCAGCAGCAGTTTTATTGCCAATTTCAAGGTCACCAGAAGCAATTGTCTGGGAAGAACCAAGAACTACTTTAGAATCTCTGTTTGCCCATGCGCCACCAATATAAACTTGAGATTGGTTAGCAGCATCATCCGCAACAGATGCAATATCAACAAATGCATTTGTTGATAGAGGATGAACACTAAAGACAGACCTATTAGCATTTGTTCCAATTCTGAATGTTTGGAAATCAGAATTACTACCCATAGTGATCGTTTGATCATTAGTGGTAGTGCTGAACATGTCAACCAGTTGTGCCTGGCTGGCAAAGTTAAGGATCAATGCATTATCATTGATTAGATTAAATGTACTAGAAGTAGTATTAATGTCACCACCATCAACACTGATATCATCTTGAATTAAGAAGTTACCAGTAATTCTACCATCACCATCAACAACTAGGTTACGATCTAAATCACTATCAGCAGTAAGTCCTAGAGTGGTGTTAATACCAACTCTACCACCAGTTTGATAAGTAGCACCGCGAGTTGCAGTAGGTTCATCTGTTGTTGCAACACGAAGAGTTGCACGTTCCTGTAGATCATTGCTATCACCACCAACTAAGAGTGCATTATCCTGAGGAATAAATCCTTCATTAGTTAAATCGGTGCCAGTTAAAGCTTCACGCTGATCACTATTGTAGTTGTTAAGTTCATAGCGGTTAATTACCTCACCACTAACTTGATCAATAGAAGTTAGAGTCTTACCAGAGATGAATACTGTACCAACAACATCCAAGTTTGCTCTTGGTTCGGTGAATGCATCAACATTTCCAGTCAGTGCTGCACTATGTGCTGCTCTTGCAATTGTATTAATACCAAGTTTGTAATCACCACGCTCTTCAGTATAAGTTCTGATTGCTTCCGCACCAAGTACACCGACTTCCTTCCATTGCTCAGAAGAAACAAGAATATCACCACTTGCCCAGTCTGTTGATGTGTAAATTGTTCCATCGTTGATCTCATCATCGATGGAAATCTGGAATGTTACACCAGCATCAGTTCTTGTAGAATCAACAACTTCCCAAGTGCCATCTAGAACACTATTACTAAAGTTTCTAATTCTGATTTGAGAATTATCAAATACCCCAGAGTTAAGGTTGTTAAACGAAGCAGCATATTCAAATGTAAGTCTGTTAGATCCATCTGCAGTAATTCTAAAGAGTCTAGCTTTAATAGAAGTAAAGCTATTAGCAAGAACCCACGCAAGAGATCCAGAATTTCCTACAGAATCTCCCTTAAAGAGGATATCACCACCCTGAGCTGGGTTTGCTCCAAATTCTACAGGACCTTGTGCCGAATAGAATACACTATCAAGATCTTGCCAAGGAACAATGTTAGAGGGATTACCACCAGCAAAGTGTGTTCTGAAAGAATAAGACTGACCATAAATTCCAAGAGGTCTTGGACGTGCATTCAGAATGAATACTGCAGACTTAATCTTATTGCCAGAAATCTTAATGTGACCTTCTGCCTGATCTCTCCAAGAACCACTGAATAGTGTATCGTCTTCAGTAGCAGCAATATTAGAGAATACTGTTAGAGCATCGCCTTCGCTTGCTTCAACGTTAATTTCTACTGGTCCGTTCAAGGAAGACTTACCAGCAACTGTAATCGTGCTGTTAAACGTTACAGGAGACTCAAACGTTGTAACGAGGCTACCGATATCCTCATCATCATCCTCAGAATCTAGAAGTTCTGCAGACTCAAGGAATGTCTCCTCGCCAGTAATAGCATTGACCTTCTTGTTACCAATGTAGAGGTCACCATTAGAGTTCAGACCTGTGTAGAAGACGATACCGCCGTCTTCACGCTTCGCTTGAGCATAGAAGTCTTGTTTGTCTGTTAGGACGACTTCTTGGCGAAGTGGGAAACCAGTGGAGTAGTTACCAGGACCGAAACCTAAGTATTCAAACGTATGGTTACCAGATCTTGCAATCGATGGACGACGCAACTCAACATATAGTTTGCGCTCAGTTGGGAACTGAGAATCACCAGAGATAGGAATTAGTCTATCTTCGGAACCAGAAGTTGCATTACCTTCTTGTGCTTTGATCTCATTATCGCCAGTATAAGAGAATCTGTTCAGGAAAGGGTTGTCGATCATGTCGGCAACCATTTCTTTCGTTTCACTACCCTTAGCATCGTTAACTGTTACGAGACCATGGACATAGTTGTCTGCCGCAGAAGATGTAGCAGGAACGTCAAGAATAGCAGTGTCTCTTACACCAGTTGTACCATCAACTTGGAACCACAATGGGTCATTTTTAAAGTTGATAGGATACAATTGGGAGATAGGTTGAGAGAACTTGAAGTTTCTGAAGTTCTCACCAACACCAGATCCAGTTGGATATGGAGAGATGTTACCACGTAGGCAAGTCAGGTAGTAAATACCATCTTGCTGGTTGGGAATACGCTCTTGTAACGTATCAATATCGAAGATGTAGAAGCAATCATCGAAATTGCCTTGATCTGTAACTGTTGCAACATAATATGAGTTTTGACCAGTATCATCAGTAATAACGTCTCCAGGAGCAATACTATAAACATTAGAACCTTCTACTCTATAGAGATAGTTCTCACGCTTAGACTTATCTTTTCCAAAGACACCCTCAGGGTCTCCAAAAGAGTTAGGATTAGCATCCAATCTAATCTGAACGTCGCCTTGCTTAAACAAGACTTCCTTAGATGGATCGAAAGACAACTCTCCAACAGCACCCTTAATAACAAGAACCTTTCTGGTAGCTTCAATATCATCAAGAATTGCCTGTAGATAACCTTCACCTTGAACAGTTCCGCCTCCTACAGTTTCCCAAGTAATTTTGTTAGTGTCATTACTTTGTGTAGCATTGGCAGTAAATAATCCACCCTGATAATTGTCACAACGAACAAGAGTAAAGATTTCATTCTTAACGGACTGATTAACAATCGTATGGTCAAATAAAGTTAATTCGAGATAGTCATTAGATCCATCATTGATTTTTCTAGCAGATTGAATCGTTGCAGCAATCTTAGAATCAAACTCAATTACCTTTGGATTTAGATATGGGTCATACAGATTCTGCTGCTCGGGTAGAAGATCAATAACTGATGGGTCAATTGTTCTTACCTGATCAGCAATTAGTTCAGATTTAGTCAAACCAATCTGTTCACCAGCATTTGCTGGGTTGTAGAAAGATGCAATTGTATTAGGATTACCTTGAATAGGCTTCAGCAGAACTCTCTGTGGTACTAAACGACGCTTGTCATCAGTTCTTGTCTTAATAACGAATCCATTAAGAGGATCACGAACTGTTTCCAGATAGTTTGGAACAATATAACGAAGTCTGTAAACTCTATCTTCTTTCTCTCTATCATCTTCAACACGAAGATAACGAGTATCTAAGGTAGGATCACTCTTCGTCTGGAAGTCAGTTGCTTCCTCAGCACCACCATGGAATCTTGATAAGATACTATAGCGATTGTAAGTAGCACCATTAAGAGTAGATTCATCCTTAACGTTAAGGAACCACAGACCAGAAGTATTTGTTGCTGTAGTAAACTCAGAATCAAATCTAAGTGGAGATTCACGCTTGTTAGCATACAGATAGAAATCAACACCTGTTCCAGAAACAAATGTCAGTGCTCTATCACCAGACTCTGCATCAGCAGCAGAGGTGTGTAGAGTAACACGCTTATTGGAAACATAACGTACAAAATACTCAGTTTGAGTAGAAATATTTCCAGTACCACCACTTAATTGAGGTAAGGTAGAACCAGCAATATCAGTTGCAAGTCTAATGAATACTTTCTGTGGGGTTGTGTTAGCAGAAGGAACATCAAAAATGTGAGCAACCGAAGTTTCAATCTCAGAAGCACCTACAACATTCGACTTATACTTATGGAGATCATATGTTCCATCTAATACGTATTGTTCGATAGAAATTTCTACATCAGGATCAACAGAATCTGTCTCAGGAGAGTACATATAGATGCCTGCTGCAGCATTCTCAGGAGAAGTAGCAAGCATTAACTTGTTAACTTCAGTTCCATCAAATACTCCAGGATAATCTGCTTGAGATACTGCAGTGATTTCAATTTCAATATCAGGAGCACCAGAATTACCTAATTGACCATCACTAATAACAACAATATCACCTTGCTGATATCTAGAACCACCATTAGCAATTGCTTCTAAAGTATTACCATCACCAAGCGATACAGAACCATCAGCATTTACAATAATGTTGAAGCGTAGTCCAGTACCAGATGCCAGTGCAGTGTTGTCAGGACCAATCTTAGGTTCTGCAACCAAAGAACGATAGATTCCAGGATATGTTGCTCTATTAGCATTTGGAGCAGTGAAAGATGTTCCAGATGCTTCCGTGACTGTAATTGCAGCAGAAGATAGAGCAAAGTTTTCTGGATATAGATTTCTACCAGGAGCAATTACATAATACTTGGTATTTGTCTTAAATCCATCAGGTAGTCTGATGACACGCTTATCAGGATTAGTACCAAAGCGAGCACGAGGAACCAATCTAACAGCAGTTCCTGTTTCTAGATCATGTGGGTTTGGATTGCCGCCAAACGTTCCTGTAGCAAGCGTGAATAGGGTTGCTCTTGCAGATAGACCTTCCAGGTTGCTATTGGGTTCAACACGGGTTACAGAAGCAAACGTAGGCATCGTGATGGGACCCAGTGGTTGATTCTGGATACCAGCAGTGATCAATGCTGTTAGTGTCGTAATGGTGTTAGCAACGTCAACGCAAGGAGGTGTTACAAGGTTTCCATTTGCATCATACTCAGGAATAACTTGAGTATCAATAACCTGAGTTAGACCATGATCACCTTGAACTGTGATTGTTTCCTGGCGCATTGCTTGAATTGCCAGGTCTCTTGCCATATTGAATGCTGCAGCAGATTCTGCTTCTTCACCAGCAACAGATGCACTGGAGATATAGAGTTCTGCAGCTGCATATACTCTATTGTTACCACCAAATCTGACGTTATAAGCAATTTCTTTGAGTACATTCTCAACGTCATCTACACAAGCATCTTGAATAGTCTCACCAGTCGATGCTAGCAGACCTTGACCAAGTTTTGTTCCAGCATATGCAGGATCATTGGCAATCCTGTAAACTGCTTCTGCAGCGATGAAACGTGCATTGTCAGTGATTGCATTGGAAGCATCAACTTCAGTGCCACCCAGTACACTATAACCAGAGTTAAGTACCAGGAAGATTTGCTCGAAGTATCCTTCGATAGTAGTTGCAATGTTAGAGCACTCAGGTAGTGGATCGCCATTACCATCAATTCTATTATCTTGAGTGATAGAATCGTCGCTAGTTGGAGAAATAGAAGACCATGCACCAACTTCAAAATCAAAGTGTAAATATGCACTATTTGTTCCTGTTCCAATAGCAGGTCTGGTTGCACCAGTGTTCAGTTTAGAACCAGGAATACCAAGTTCGATTTGAGTGTCACTAATGATTCTCTTAATAAAGGTATTATTGCCGATGTTAGCAATTAGAGGAGTTGCTCCAAGATTCAATCTACCATTAGTAAAATCAGCTGGCGAAAATTCCTGAACTCTCATACCAATGATGAGTCCAGAAGTATCTCCAACGTCAACAATAGCAGATCCAGGAACAATCGTACAATCTCTAATTAAGTAATCCCAATTACGCATTGCTGCGATCATCATGTTCTTGACATAATCAAGAGCATCTAGAGTTTCATTTAACTCATTAAGAATATAAGAGAGTTGTCCTTGGATATAATATCCTTCTGCTGCCTGAATAGAATTGATGTTGCCACCAAGTCTCAAGTCATTAACAACGGCATCAACAAAATATCCGATGTCTCTTTCGCACTTACTAATAACGATGTTCTGATTAGTAACTAGTTCAGGATACTTAGCAATAATATACTGATACGCTTCATTCTCAATCAGTGCTTTATTGTCTTCAATTCTGTTAGCAGCATCTTGTGCATAATTGTCAACTGCTGCACTATTAGGAGTTAAAGTTTCAATACCAACAGGCCATGCTTTAAATCCAGATGGTTCAACCTTTGATTTAAATTCAATAGGACCAGATGGTTCAGAAGGATAACGAGCAAGATTAACTGCTAGTTCTTCACCACTCTTAGCACCAATTCTATAACCATTGATAGAAGATGCTGGACGATCATCAGGATTTGCTACATTATCTCCAGCAAGATACAATCTGGTGTGATTATTTCTATCTTTAGATGCAGGAACATCTAGGGTATACCACTGATTAATTACAGTCTTACTTGGATTAATTGTTCCAGGTGGAATAATATCAGTGACATATCCACCCTTATCCTGGTTGAAGGAGAATCCTTTGAAACCAACAGAGTGTAGAGATGTGTTACCGAAGTTAGAGTTCGAGTTGGTGATGGACATGTCACCACCACTTTCCATCAGGAAGTGATCGAAGAAACCAACAGCGAAGACCGAGACGCACTGGATGAAGGAGTCATCAGAAGCACGGATGTGGAAGTTTCTCCAGTCATCCTTCCAGTATGCATCACCCTTGGTGTGGTAAGGGATCGTAGCGAATGCATCAGTGAGTGATGCTTGGTTCCAGGTATTGGTGAGTCTGTCGTAACGGATGAACGCACGATCGTCTTTCTGCAGCGAAACACCCGTGTACTGCGCCACAACCATGGATTTGAATCCAGTTGCCTTGGATCCATCCGCCCACATACCGCACTGACCCCAGGTAGAGCGGATAGAGCAGTTAAAGACATACGGAGATGCGGACTCAACAGAGTCAATTTCCGCAAGAACTACCGCGTTTGTGCTGACTCCACCGACTTCACCAGAGAAATATGTTTGACCAGAGATCAATCCGAGCGATGCTGCGGTATTATTGTATACCTCATACTCAAATACCTTAGGATTATCGCCATCAATCTTGGTAACCTTCCAGGTTCCGTTGATTTCATCAGATAGACCAGAATTGATAATCGCAACATACTGACCCTCGAAGTAACCATGATCAATCTTAGTGGTTACTGTGATGTTCGTGTAACCGAATTGCGCTGTAAATGCAATTGCTCCGCTACCACTGATTGCCTGGTTTAGTGTTACTGTATTTCCAGAGATTGACTCAATTCTAGTATTAGGATTAACAACAACACCTACGGCACTGCTTTGAATTTCTGCTCCAATATTGAGTTTGCTGGTATCAGAAACGTTTGTAAGTGTATCAGTGCTGTTACCAGTTGCGGTAAATGTTGTCTGATCTTCAATCTTGATACTCTCGATAGTTCTGCTATCAGATAGAGGACCAACGATTCTGTTTTCTTGAACTAGTGCCTCTAGATCACCATCATCGATAGTTGGTTGGAACTGCTGGAATGCCTTACCTACTTTTTCATAATAGTTGTCAAGATCTTCTCTATCTGCATACTCCATGATGCAGATCTTGTGGTGAGAATACTCAGGAATTGCTAGTTGAGTAGATCCCTTCTTATTGTAAACTTTACCAACACCTGCGGTTGAATCATATAGAGGAGACTGTGCAGAGAGGTCACCATCCTTGATAGTGAACTGCCATAGATAGCAACCACCAGTTAGATTGAAGATAGAAGTTCTGTCTTGTGTTGCATCAGCAGGATCGGGAACATATAGAGGACGAACGACTGTACGACGAAGGTCATAACCAATCAGTGAACAACCTCTAGGAACGATACAACCACCAGTTGCAGCATTGAACTTATAGAGAACGTTATCGGGGTTTGCTAGGTCAACAATAGAGTTGTCCTGCCACTCTTCAAGTGCTCTGTTATAGTTAAAGGAAGGAAGAACACCTGTAACCTTGATATCTGCTAGGTCATCTAGGTTGCCAACCTCAATAACAGAAGTAAGGATATTAATCAGTGTGTCAATAGTTGCTTGAACATCTTGACAAGTTTCGATGTTACCAGATCCAGTGTAAGGAATAACTGGAGTGTTTGCACCAGCAACCGCAGGACCAAAAGAAATAGTCAGATCCTTAGCAAATAGTCTGTTAGTTACTGCTCTCTTTGCCCAGTATGCAATACCATTGAATGCAGTAATGGATTCTGCTTCTTCACCTAGAACACCATTAGCAATAGGATTGCCGAAGCGATCAAAGTATGCTTTAGCGTTGGTGATTGTGTTTGCGTTGCCATCAGTTGCGAGGTCATCGATCAGACCATCAACAATATAACCAGAGTCACGCTTACACTTAGCATGTCCCGCAGATACCAAAGTAGAAGTAGTTTCTTCAGGAAGTTGACTTAGGTTTTCATCTGTTACGGATGTAATAATAATTGCACCCAGAGTATCGATAGCAGACTGAACGTCAGCACATGCTGCAGGGTTACCAGACTGAAGATTCTCCTGTGGGTTATTGCTATTGCCGTAAATAGCATCACCAGGAGTGATTGTAGGATCTTTGAAGTATAGTTGATTAGTAACTGCCTTCTTCATCTCTGCAATCGCAAAATTAAATGCAGTTAGAGATTCAGCAGTTTCACCTTGAAGACCATTTGCAACCCAGTTGTTGCCAGTGTCATCAAAGTAGTTCTGTGCTAGTTTTCTGGTGTATACATTACCACCCGCTTCATGAACGTCAAGGGAGATTGCATCGATGAATTGTCCGATGTCACGCTTACACTTAATTTCACCAGCAGGTAGGATAGTTGAAGTTGTCTCAGCAGGAAGGACGTTACTAAGCAGGAATGTTCCATTGTTTGCTGCCAGGTCAGAATTATCAAAAATACCATCGACAATAGCATATAGCGTGTCGATCATGCTCTGAACATCAGAACATGCAATAGGAGAAGTGTTTGGCGGAGTGGGTCCTCCATCACCATAAACTGCTTCACCAGGAGTTACTGTGAGATCCTGATACTCGCTACCAGGAGAAGATGTGGAGGTGTAGTTATTGGTGATCGCCTGCTTCATCAACTCAACTGCTTTAGAGAACGCAGTTAGAGAAGAAGTTTCTTCACCACGAAGACCAGTGGTTGCATCATGAACAACACTATTCTCAAGTGCGCTTACAAATGCATGAATTGTTTGTGGTTCGTGCTTGATTGCCTGTGCAGTTGCACTAACAAATGTGTGAACAGATGTATCAGAAGAGGTGCCCACATTAATAGTGAAAGTGCCATCTTGACGCTCAACACCATTAGCAGTCGCACTGACGAAGGTGTGGGCACCAGTGTACTCAGAAGGACCTACGTTAATATCAAAAGTGTTGGTGGTTACATTGCTAATCTCCAACCAACGTCCAGATGGATAATCAATACCAGGGCGAGGATAAGACTTGGTTTCAGTATCACCATCTAGGACACAGGTGTAAGACAGAGAATTATCTGCAACCTTAATGTAATCACCATTGCTAAATCCGTGGTTTGCAATGGTAAGTGTTACAACACCAGTTGCTGCATCATAAGGAGCATCGGTTACTGTATGAGAAGTAGAACCAACTGCAGAGATTGCAATAGACTGACCTGCATACGGGTCAACTCCAGGACGTGGATAAGTGTGCTGAGTTGCGTTACCATCAAGAGCACAGGTAAAGGTAAAGGAGTTGTCTTCTAGAACAACGCCGCGGCCAACACCTAAACCATGTTGACCAACAGTGACAACCATGTCACCTGTTGATGGATTATAATCTACAGCAGATGGTTGGAAATACTTGTTAGGACCAGATGCACCAGCGTTAAAGGTAATAGTATTAGCAGTAGTTGCAGTTACACTGAATCCTTTTACAGCACCAGGGTCAATACCAACGCGAGGATATGCCTTGACTGCCTGATCACCATCCATGTCGCAAGTGAACGACAAAGCACCTTCATTAAGGAAGACTCTATCATCAACAGCAATGCTATGCGTATCTGCAAAGGTGATTGTGGTTAGACCAGTTGCAGGATCATATGTTGCATCAGTTGGGGTATAAGGAGTTCTGGTTCCTACCCAATCAGTACCAGCATCATTGAAGTAGTTGCTGATATACTTTCTGGTGTACTTGTTACCACCGCCTTGCTTAACGTCAAGAGAAAGTGCATCGATAAGGAACTTAATATCACGAACACAACTACCAGTTTCATAACCAGGAGGTGTTGGAGAAGGAGGATTGACCGAATCCATATGGTCAAACGCATCCTGAGCAATCAGATTCTTGTTTCTTTGAATCAGATTGTAAGCATCATTAAATCTAGACCAAGGACCAGTAGTAGCATCACCAGGATAAACAAAGTCAGGATGTTGTACAGAGATTTCAGCAGCAGACCTATCAATAATCTCGTCTCTATTCTTCTGGATTAGACGATATGCGTCCTTATAACGAGACCATGCCCCTGTTTGTGGGTCTCCAGGATAGTAGAAATCAGGATGTTCGACGGATACTTGTGCTACAGCACGATCAATAACCTCTTGACGGTTAGCACGTAAGAGATTAGATGCATCATAATAACGTGCTTCTACAGCAGTTTCTGTTACCAGACCAGGGCGGTTATCAATATAGTGGTTACCAGGCATCAGCATGATGCTGAACTGGTCAAACCTGTCATTATTTCTTCCAGGTAGATAAGAATACCTAGAAACCTCAATAAATGCCCTTTGAATTGTCTTAAAAGGACGTAAAGGCGAGTTACCCCTATTGTTTAGTTCATCACTCGCATTAAAGTCGTCTGGTGATACATAGAGGTATTTTCCAGTCTTACTTGAATACAGGTTATCAAGTCTTGTTAAAGGCATAACTACCCGAGTCCGTCTGTGCTTTTCCTGAGTTTATTTATACTCCGAATGTCGGTAAGAGGACTTGAACCTCCACGTCATAAAGACACTGGAACCTAAACCCAGCGCGTCTACCAATTCCGCCATACCGACTTAAAAATAACCGCCACTCGTCAGCAGCGGTAGCACCAAGAGGGATCCCACCTCTCACTCACATGGGTTGGATTTCCGATTCTTTTTTCTCTCGGAGACGTGAGTACGGACGTTTGCCAAGTCCGTTACTCCTCCACCTGGGCTCGAACCAGGGACAGGTTGATTAACAGTCAACTGCTCTACCGACTGAGCTATAGAGGATTGTAAGGGAGGCGCTGTCTTTACACACAGATCTTTTGTATTCCTCCCATGGAGAATAGGGGACTCGAACCCCTAACCTCCTGCGTGCAAAGCAGGCGCTCTACCAATTGAGCTAATTCCCCGAGAGCCCCTGACAAGATTTGAACTTGCGACCTGAGCTTTACAAAAGCCCTGCTCTACCACTGAGCTACGGGGGCGGAGTTTCAAAAGAGTAATTGCAAGAAAATGTTTTTCTTGTTTTATTACTCTTATGAACGTTAACTCCATGTAGGACTGTGCTAGGGAAGAAAATAATATCTCCAGGACTTACCTCGGGAAACCAAGAAAGACTGAAGTCAAAGTTTTTTCTCCATCCAGGTGTCAAGGAATTGTTATATCGATCACGAAAGAAGAATTTACCAAAATTTTCTTCTACTTCTGGGAAGAAAACTGACGCAAAATCAACTCCTATGTGATCATGAATTTCTTGATAGGAACCTTTCTCGTAGCAATTAATCCAAGGGTCATGAAATTTATAACCAAAAGACTTTCCAAGTTGTTCACCAAACTGATTAATAGATGGTTTAATTAACTCTGCAGTCTCTTGCCAAGGGCAATGGATTGTTTTTACCTGGCATCCCTTTGCCCATTCAAACTGAGTATAATCTTCAGTTTTATTCAGAACATATTCACTAAGTTCTTTGGCATTAGGAGCAGGAAAATGAGAAAACCATTGATTGTAGGGGAAAAGATCAGTGATCATACTTTTTTAAATAAGAAACACCCATGCTGTGAACCCCACAATTGTTGTTTGGACTCGGGGTGGAACCCTTTGTCCTCTACATTATACCACCCATCGCCCAGGAACGCAAGGTTTTCAAGATAGGTTTCTTGAGTTCCCTGCATGACGATGCAGTTGCATCCTGGTTCGATGCGACCAGCGTAGTGCCCATCCTTGGACTCAAATATTGTATCGCATCCGACGTTGTGTGTCAAGGGTTTTTTCAGAAGAAGATCTAAGTTCTGAAACCCTAAGTGGGCAGTCTTATCAGCAATATGATAACTGCTCACGCGAATCTTACCATCTTCTTCTTTGATGTTAAGAAGAAACTGACGATAAGGTTTCTTTAGTTTATTAAAGTACGCTTGTTCGCCATAAAACCATCCATCCTCCACCTTGCGGTGTTGAACTACGATATAAGCATAACGAGAAGGATAAGTGAATGCTTGAATTTTGTTGTTAAACGTTCCTTCAAACCAATCACAAAATTGGTCAATCATCTTGTGGTAACAAAGCAATATCGTTTACTTTAATTTCAAACATGAGAGGATGAAGTTGTTCTTCCATTAGGTAAGAAGACCAGCGGTACATTTCATCCATGTCCCAATCCTTACCTTGTAATGCTTCGGTTTGAATTTGAGGGTGATCCTGAATAATCTGAGGAAGTTCATCAAACGTATAAGGAACACCTTGGATGAAGTACATTCGCACAACACTACCTTCTAAGAATTGATAAGATTGTGAGAGTCTGTACGCCTTCATCGTTCTCCTGTCTCCTACTATTTATGTGTGAGAATGCACACTAGTATTAACTGTAGAGTCATATTTCCCCCAAGTGCCAACTGGAAAGAAATTTGCTGCAATAGAATATCTCAACGTATCATTTAAATTTTGAGCAACTGAGTGATTTAAATGACTTGGAAACATAATACATGCTCCTTTTGAAGGAGTGACTCTCATTTCATTTACATTGAATTCTGTTTTTTCATTAAGTTGAAAAACCATTCCCGAAGGAGTGCCTTTGTGAAAGTTAATTGGAGTAATATCTTCCTGAAGATACATTACTGCAGAAAAATACGAATTAGCATGTGTATGAATCATTGAATATCCTCCAGGAATAGTGCATGTTACCCATGAACTACACACAGCAAATTCTACAGATTCATTTCCAATACTTTCAGAAATTCTTACAAATTCTTTTTCTAAACGTTCTTGTAACCATGGTTGATTTTTACGAAGATAATCTTTGTCATTAGTAGAATATGTGGTTGTTTTGAACTTTCCAGTATATTCATCATAAGGTCGATAATATTCGAGACGAGGAACTTCCTTCAAGAGAGAATCACACTCTTCCTCCGTCAAAAAATTATGAATTTGAACCAAAGGAATTGGAAAAATCGGTATAATTTCTGTTTTCATATCAAATTATAGATTAATGCGAGTAGGGAGACTTGAACTCCCACGAGATTAATTCTCAACAGATTTTAAGTCTGGTGCGTCTACCGATTCCGCCATACTCGCAACTCAGTTGATTATATCACGTTGCTTGAGGTAATGCAAGGTTTCTTTGAGGGATCCGATGTGCTTGTAACCAATATTGATTTGAGGGTATTCTGCTTCTTTGCCGAATTCTTCTTCAAATCCTCTTTGTGAAAAATGTTGATTGAGGCGATATTCCAAGAATTCTCCTCCAAGTGAACGCAGGAGATCTGCCATTCTTTCACATTCCTGTGATCCGTTAGTGTAGATAACTGCTGTCTCGTTCATTTTTTTGTGTGGTTGAAAATGAAGAATCATTCAATAGTTATTTAGAGTCACTAGGACCCTTGAACCCTTTACAGAGTTATCCTACTCGGGTTCTGGGGATTTGTCAAGCTCGACTTTTTTGCCCATTTTTTGGCGGAGAAAATTTTTCGACTTTTATGTAATCAGTTTAGGAAAATCGATTTGCCCGTCATAGTGATCGCTGCTTTTCCAACTAGGTTAATGTTTGTGCTGCTGATGGTAGTAGCACCCTTAAAAGTAGCATTTAAGAATGATGCTCCACTAATGTCCAGAGATCCAGCAAGAGATGACCCTAATGTCATTTTATATGCTGCTTGTGGTTCTCCTGCATTAATTGCCTTACCTAGTACAGTTAGACTTGACAAACCACGAACTGTCTTGGAATCATCTCCATTAATAACTGTTGCTGCTCCACCTTTTGTTGCTTTCTGTAATAAATGACCAAAATCGGATTCTAACTGAATGTTTCCTGTTGCTCGTAGTGAATAATCACCCTTGATAACTTGGTTAACTGTACCAAGGGTATTGATAGCGACTTGAGCGCCAGGTTTTAGTTTTTGGTTTACACTGAACTCTCCACTGCCATCAACATAGAATCCACCACTAGTAGTAAAACGAGCAAATGATGAATCAAGGTTAAAATCAGTACAAACTGCCGTAATCTTTCCTTGACCCTCAGCAGGTTCTATGTTAATATTCTCTCCTGAGCGTAAAGTTAAATTATTGACTGCATTTAGTGTAATGTTATCTCCTTTGATTCCAACATCACCACCTTGTGATTCGATGGCAACATCACCTTCAACGTAGATAGAGTATGGTGCTGACTTCGTAGTGCTTCCATCCTCTTCCTTAGTCTGCTCATCATCGTTACCACGAACATGTACAGCATATGTGTCAGTTTTTTCGTGGTGATCTTTGGCATGAATGACTACCTTACCACCACAACCTGATTGTCCAGGTTTACCTGTTGCCATAACAATATTACCATTCACATCAAAATGGAACATTGATTGACCATTGGTCATAATAAATCCAGTGGTTCCATCTTGGTTCTCATATGAACCCATGGTCCATCCATGTTTTGTCGCTATGACATTAAATTCACCATTAGTAAACTGACCCTCATCGGGATTCTCCGATCCTGCTGGTCTAGCAGCACCTTTCTCTTGAAATTTCTTCTGTTCGGCACTTGGTTTGTGCGAGTTTGTAATAGACATTATGGACAATCAACGTAAGAACCAGTTCCAATCTTGGCGTAACCTTTACGCTCAAGTTCAATATTATCTAGACATGCCATATTAGGCAAGAATGAAGCACCAGCTCCACCACCACCGATAATACTGACGGAAGGCATAGTGGTGTATCTTCTATTGCGATCTAATGTTCTAACACTAATGACATATCCCCTCGTATCAATAACTGCTTCGGCAATTCCTTCTTCGCCATTGATGAGGACTTTTGGAACCTCAGTGTATCCAACACCAGGAGCAAGAATAGTAAAGGAATCAATGATACATTGTAGATTATTTTCATCTGAAGTATTAGATTTATAGTTTACACCTTGTCTTGTAACTCGAACTTCACTGACAAATCCTCTATCATCAAGCAATGCAATAGCACCAGCACCATATCCGTTCCCTGTAATGATAACTTGAGGAGCAGTTTGATATGGACCACCAGGAGTGTTGATAGGAATGTAAATGATACTACCATCTTCATCGGTGATTGGATCACCTGCAGTTGGTTTAGTGATATCAAATCCAGGTTGTGTTACGTCTCCATCTAGTTCATTTTCACCACCAGTTCCAGACTCAGTGATGCTGAAGTCTGTGCTTACTCCTTTGCCTTGTAAAATAATAGTGGCAGTTTCAATACCTTCAGAAACTGTGTCATCTTCGATACCAAGTACAAATGCTGCAGCATTATTTTTAATGATGAAAGTGCCAGACAAAGATTGTGATACAAAATCATCTGCACTGATACCAGTACCAATCAAATAATAATCAACTTCCGTACCATCAGCAACATTTTGAGTAACAACTGAAACTAGAACATCTTCTCCTTCTTCATAGGATGGTTTGTCTGTGCTAATATTATATACCTCAACTTGTGTTGCATCTGGTCCTACAGGAGCAGTGATTGTGGAATCAATTACTACATCAGTAACAGCATCTGGAGTATAATCAACTTCATCAACTGTAATTGCTGCAGCAACTACCCCCTCCATTCTTAATAGTTCAGGAACATCTTCAGTCACACCATCCTGTGCAATTTGAACAGAAACTGATGCGGTGTTATTGTTCATGATTACAGATCCTGTAAGATCTCCATTAATATCAGCAGAAGTGATTTGTGGACCACTCAACTGCCAATTGATAGTTGTAGCATTGGGAATATTCACACCAGTGAAAGTAAACACTGCAGTATCTCCTTCTTGGTATACACCAGAATTAGCATCAACTGTGAGGAATGGTTCATTTCCTTGTGGCAGAGGTGTTGTTGGATCTGGATCTGGATCTTCGACAATAGGATCTACAACCTCATCATCTTCTTCGATGTCATCATCATCAAAGTCTGGTTCATCAACATCAGGGGGAACATAATCAATAACTGCATCACCACTGGGTGGTGTATTTGGTGTGGATGGATTGGGATCGTTTGGAACACCGCCAACAAAAGTAATACTTGTATCTGGTTGTGGTGGAACTGCCTTTGCCTCATCACAAACAAAAGCAGATTGATCTCCGATACCAGATTCAATTGCTTTTAATAGTTTATCTAAATCATCAGACTGATCCGAAGAACAGTCAGTACACTTTTGTTTGATTGGTTCACACTCTTGCCCAGGTCCAGTACATGTGATACCTAGAAGTTTCATAAAGTTATTAACAATACCACCAATGAAATTCAATGGTGCAGCAATTGCTTCTAAGATTGATTGGATTGGTGCAAGAACTTTATTGACTACCTCTTCAAATTTTGCTAGAATTTCATTAAGAATACCATCTACTAACGTATCAATAAAACATGCTGCATTGTTGAATACATCTTGAATGTATCCCATTAGCAAATCAGTAATAAACCTAGCAATAGTATCAGTGATGTCAGCAATACTACAACCAAGATCTTGGAATATCTTATCAAAGATTTCTTTGATCTTCTTGAATCTATTTCCTTTCTCTTTAATAGGTTTGAATGCTTTGTCTGGATCTGCAAGTGGTCCAGTGTTACCAACAATAGTTTCCTCTGTTAGTAATGCATTGTTGAGAAAATCGATAGCACCACGTAATGCTTTCGTGACCTCGGTTTTTCCTCTAGCAATAAAACTCTTAACTAATCTAACAACACGACCAATGTGGAATCTTGCTACTGCAACACTGTCATATAGTAAACCATTGACTTTACTTACATAGTAGTCACCAATTTGACCACCTGATGCTTGGTTAGCAGCAAGAAGATCTCCTACAAGTCTAGTCATTCCAGACTTGAGATCATTTTCTTGTCCGCAATTGGGGTTACCAATAACTACACAACTCTGTCCGCCAACAGGGTTTGCTTCTGAGTGCTTAGCATATGCTGCTAGAAGAATAGGGGGTGCTCCATTCTTTTGATCTGCCTTGTCAGCATCCAACACACCTTTGTCAGTGTTAGCACCATCTTTATTCTTACCACTCTGTGTCTCTGTAGATCTATTCTGTTGAGGATTTACTTTAGGATCTACAAATGGAGTGAAGTTTAGTGGACCAGATCCAGGATCAACATTACTTACCTTGGTTGATCCCTTAACACCACCAACAGAACCCATGATGATAGGTTTCTGCTTGTCATTATCAAGATAAAAACCAACTACAAAGCAACCACGTTGCAGACCAGGAGATGCACCACCAGTACCACCTTCAATAAATGGTGTGGTTACAGGCATCATCAAGTGTGCCCATGGTAGATCTTCTGTTGGCGTGGCATTCTCACCTGTCTTTAGGTGTTGTCCAATGATACGCACACGAAAACGACCAGACCTTTTAGGGTCATCTTTCTTATTGGTCTCTACCTGACCGATCCACCAGGAGAATCCGTCAGAACCAATCTGATGTATGGGATATAGCGATGATAAAGATTGATCCATCTTTTAATAACTCCTACTCTTATTTAACGTTAGAGTCGTATTCTTTAATACCCATGGTATCACGAATTAAATTTAATACTGTGGTGAACTCTGGTTCTCCACTCTCTTTGATCAGTTGATAGTTATGTGACAACTGAGCAATGAGATATGTACCGCTGTTCTCCTCGTCCCATTGCTGACTCTCTCTAATTGCTTCGGCAGCAACGTTAGGAATATAGATCTTTATTTTATCTCCTACTTTTAAGTCTGAGTTGCCAGGGATAGTAATCTCTACCTTTTGGTTTTCCATCAGGTATCGTCTTCCAATTGACTGTGCTGTGTAATACTTTGCATAGTCAGGAAACTCTGCGTCACCATCTTCTTCTGGGTTAGCAATACCATCTCCGTCGTACCATAGTTCGGGATCCAATAGAACTGTCATGATTCTACTGGGTTTAGCACTCAGATCTTTTTGATACTTTGGAACATCAGTTTGACTGCCTAGATGTGACATGTTATTAAAGGTAGTCTTCATGTCATAGTTATACTCTTCGTATTTCTGCGACGATAAATCGAAGTAACACATGTGTGTGGAGTAGATACCATTGTTTAATTTGTCAATGATATCAATCTCATCTGTAAATTTATAGTTCTCGATGGTATTAAATGCAGACTCAGAAGATTGACCAACAGCAGGACGAGAATAGTATTCTGCTACTGGTTCATCACCACCAAAAGTATCACTACCATCAGAACATAATAGATCCATAGACTTGAACACAAATCCATCTGCATTCTGGAAAAATAGATATCCTGCAGTACCAGATGCTTTAGTTGCATTAGCACCAAGTTCTCCTCCAGGTTGTGCATTCTCTACACCACCACCTTTCTTAAACTTAGAAGACTTCGGCACAGATCTTGCCATTAATGATTGAATAATAGCATGTGGTTTCCTACCATTGGGAAACATACTCATCTTAAACTTAGATGTCTCAGTGAAAATCTTCTCTTGTGATACACCTAGATTATTTTTAAGTACATCTATGACAATCTGTTCAGGATGTGCTTTCATTTTCTTTGTAACTCTAGCACCTTCATTTGCCATTGCTTCTTTTGATAGCAATGCTAAGTTGTACATCTGCCTGTTCTTATCTACAACTCTGTTGTAAACTTTATAAACATAGAGTTCATACTCTACATTCTCTCCCTTGACATTATCAAGAGTAAAATTAATTTTTTCACCGCCTTGGATAGGTAGATTGCCAATCAAGTTTTGTCCACTATCAACAACAACCATGTTAGCACTAACAAATGGCGTAAAGATGTCCTCATAGTATGAGAATGCACCAACAGTTGATGTCATAACAAATTGAGTACCATCAACACTAGTGATGACCACAGATTTCGGATTAAAGAATTTAGAATTAGACATTAGAATTGATGTTGCATGTATGGATTTTCACCATTGATTGCTGCCCAAGGTGAAGTGAGGGGAGCACTCTGTTGCATTTGTGCTGGCGCTGGTGTTGGTGTAGATGGCAAAACAATAGGCGGCAGTGTAGTTATTCCTGCTTTACTAGGATCAATTGCTGCTCCTGTTGTTGGTGGAGTTGCACCAGGAGATACTACAGGAGGTGGCGGTGTACCAATAGTAGTTACTTCTCCACCCACAGTAAATACTGATGATGCAAATGGAGATCCATCAACTGGTCCTCCACTTCTAGTTGGATAGTATTCAAAGTGTAGATGTGGACCAGTGGTAGGACCAGCACCAGGAGTTCCAGGTTGTCCACCAGTCTCACCAATGAGTGTTCCAGGAGTAACAACACTTCCAGGACTTACTGCAACCTTACTCATGTGTAGATATCTAGATCGAGATCCATCATCATGTTGAATGTATACCTCACCATTGTTACCAATAGCAGGAACAGTAGTGTCAATAACTTTTCCTGGTTTTTTAACTGCTAGTGGTGTGCCTTGTGGAATGCCATAGTCAACACCCATGTGATTTGTTGAACCAACACCGCCAGGAGATCGACGATAACCAAAACCAGATGTGATTTGATAACCATCAACAGATCCACCACCTGATACCATACCAGGCGACATAAATCCCATGGCACCACCACCAACCGCTGCTGCTGCACCACCAGCAGCACCTTTTCGCTGTTTCTTTCCTCTTCTTCCCCCACCTTTAAGTTCAATACCACCTGCTTTTGATTCCTCTCCCCCAAAAAATGCAGTGACTAAATTTTCTGGAATGCCAAACGCTGCTGCAGCAGGTGTGAACATTTTCTGGATGACTGGTCTGAATATTTGACCAATACCACCCATCTTATTAACAACATTACTAGCAGTGCTCATCAACACAGCACCAGCAGCAATTGTGGGTAGTTGCAGTGCCTTAGCAAATGGATCTGCTTTCTTTACATTGTCTTGGTTCTGTTTGACTGCTGTTTCTAGAGTATTCTTAGGAACAACTGCCTGATCTCCACCACCTCCGAGTGGTGTTGGGTTGTCAAGGACACCACCAGATGCTAGTCCTTTGCGTCCAGGTGGTGTTGGGTTGTCAAGGACACCACCAGATGCTAGTCCTTTGCGTCCAGGTAGCACTCTGGATGCCATGCGAGGAGCGAATCCATTGATGCCAGCACCACCTCTTGCTCTCGCCCATGGTGTACTGGATCCCATCCTTTGTGGTCCGATAGGATTGGTGTACATCCTACCCTTAGACATGCGTGGCATTCTATTTTTGCCACGACCACCACGACGACCTAGTAAGTTAAGACCAAAGTTGACAATGTTTCCTAACAGTCCTCCACCGCCACCTGCTTTGTCTCTTTCATTATCAAATGCAACACCACCTGCCATGCGGTTGCGTGATTCAGCAGCATTTTCAGTACGTGCAACTTCGGCAGCATCTTCTGCTTTTATCTGTTGAGCAAGACTCTCTTCTGATGCTTTGACCTGTTGTTCTTCTAGACTATTATTCTTGGAGAAGAATGTTCCTATGCCACGGACATTCTCTGCCATTCTCACGACTAGAGATGGTGTCTTGTCACCATCTTCTTTTTGTCTTAGTGCATCTACCTTAGCACCAAGAATAGAAAACTTCTCTGCGATGCTAGCAGATAATTTACCAAGCGCACCTTGCTCTTTATATCCTGCACCTTCTAGATCTAGTTCACCCTGCTTAACTTTCTGTACTTCTGCAGGTTGTGCTGCTATCAGCGCGTCAAATCTTTTCTGTTTATCTAATGCTGGATCGTTCTGTTTTTCTGGATCTCTTTGAAAGAATCCTGTAGTTCTTCTACGTAAATCACCACCAAACTCAGTGCCCAGTGCCTTCTTCATGAAGAACATGTTGCCTTGTTCTTCTTTTTGTGCTAGGAGATCGGTAAGTCTTTGTTGTTCTTCTTTAGTTTTACCTGATTTATTTTGTAGTTCTTCAATCTCATTCTGTTGTCTGCGTCTAGCACCAGCTGCCATCTGAATGGCACTACCAAGTTTCTCGCCCAATGCACCAGCGAGGTTGCCATACTCAGGTTTTTGGTAACTTACTGTGCCTGCTGCCATGCTCGACTTTTTTCCTAAAATTTTGGCGGAGAATTTTTTTCAGAATTCAGGTAATCAAAAGGTGAATTTGGTATCACCTATGTATTTATCAGTTGACTTGTAACCTGGCACGCTTAAGTGCATCCAATGTAGTTCTGTTTCCTTGCCTATCATAATAGAAATGAGCAACGCCTGCATCAACTCCCATGTCATGGTTCTTTCTGTAACCTACTGGAGTTGATGAACCTTCAATAATAATAGGTTGGAATGTCATTGAACCAAATTGATCATTCTCTTGCATCTTCTGTAAGTTCTTAGGCAATGGCACCATTTGCTCAGGTGATGGAGGTGTCATCACTTCTTGATTCTGTTGATCAGGTGCCTCTGGTGGTTGTGTTCCCACTGGTCCAGGAGTCTCTGCTGTGTGACCACCATTATCATCTGCAGCGGCAACAGGTTGCCCTGGCGGAGAACCAGGAGGTGGTGCCATGTCAGGCATGTCTGCACTCAGACCCATCTTATTAATCATTCCCTCATAAACAGCGGGAGTATACTTTGCTTGAATACTAGCAGCAGGGATCTCCCAATACTTCATCCACCAGTGAGCAGCTTCTCCAGGACTACTGAATTGTGTCTGCAAATACTCTGGTCCACGATGCTCCTGCAAAGCATAATCAATCTGACCCTTCCAGTTTGATTGCCAATTAGGAACCGCTGCCATCATAGGTCCACCACGACCTGCTGCCATGTTCCATTGGAACAATCCAAACGATCCACCGATTCCACGATCACCATGAGCACCAATCTTAAATCCAGACTCGCGCATGATGTTAACGACGAGACCTTTAGCATGAACCTCAGGGATTCCTTTCGATAGTAGGTATTTGTAAACAGCACCAGCAGATGTCTTACCTTCACCACCACCCATGTTGATGCCAGGAATAGGACCACCAGCACCCGCTGCCTGCTGACCATTCATAGTTTCTTGTGGATCTACTCCACCAATACCACCAGATTGTTTCAGTTGTTGATCTGCAACGGCAGCTTCAGATTGAATTCCTTCTGCTCCATCTCCAACTACACCTTGGACATTGAAGTTTGAAATGCCAAACAATCTTTCGAGAGGTCCGATCTCTTGCTTGATAAATGGTTTGACTTTCTCCCCACCAACCTGTTCAATAATTTTTTTAGTGATACCAAGGATGAATGGGATAGCACTCAATCCCCCAGTGCTTACCTGCGACACCTGCTTAACTACTTTTCTACCAGTAGTAGATGACAGACTGAACACTGCCTCTGGTCCTGCTTCACCAGCAAGGAATCCACCCGACGCTAGTTTCTCTGGCGATGGATCAATTGATCCTAGACCACCAGACTGATCGGCAAATGATGATGGTGCTCCTGCTGCCTCTTTCACCTCTGGTGTTGAGTTTGTAGGATCTTTTGGTGCTCCACCTGTGAGTGCATCATACAAGAATCCACCGACCATATCACCAAGGATACCACCAGCAACTGTACCAACAAATGGGATAGGAATCAGTGTGCCTAACGCACCACCCAATGTAGCACCAACTGCTTTCGCTGCTGCTCTACCTACTGGTTCACCCAGCATTAATGAAACAGCAAAGTCAATTAGACCACCAAAGATAGGAATGCGTATTATAATTGGACGCATGAGACCTAGTGCTGCTTTCTTAATGAATGACTGAGTTACTCTAACTGCAGCAGTCTTAGCAAGTTTCTTGCCACCTAATCTTAACGCTGTTCGGGTGAGAGCTCTACCCGCACCTCTTCTGCCGACTCTACCTGCTGCTTTACCACCCTGTCGCAGAAAGTCATCGCCTGACAGAAAATCAAGAGCAGTATCCAGTAAACCTGGCTTCTCCTGATCATCTTCTGAAGTTTCGTCTTCATCTCTTTCGTTATCGTACTTTAGTAACGAAGTATTGTCTACGACCTCTTCACTAGGAGATTCAATTGCCTCCACTTGCTGTTGATCTTTTTGCGCTGCGTTGAATCTAAAGAATTTCTTCTGGATTTCAACTGCTTTCTTCTTAATTGTATTGCTTTCTTTGATGTGAGACTTGACATCTTCTGTGGTCTCTTGCTCTACATCAAAGGCAAGTTCTAATTGTTCTTCTTTATTTTGTTTTGATCTAATTAGATCATCAAACTTCCCAGTAAGAATGGAGAACGCCTTGCCGATTCCACCATCATTCTCACTCTCAGGTGCAGGTAGAGGACCCTGCTGCATCTCAAAGTATGGATTAACTTGTGCCGAGAACCTACCTGACCTACCCAACGCTGGGTCTTGGACATCAGTAGGATCTGACGAGAATGTTCCTTTGGTTCTGTTGATTAAGTCACCACCAAACTGGAACTTAGCTGCCTGGTATAGATAAAACCCAGGATCTTTTTTAATTTTGTTAGGGTCAGCAGCACGAGCTGCTGTTGCCATGGAGAATGTCTCTCCGATTTTACCACCAAGAAATCCAGCAAGAGAGTCTCCCTGTTGAGTAGGAGCAACCTTGATTACTTTAAACTTTACTTTCTTGGGTTTGACTTTGCTCTCACTTGGAAGAGGTAAGGGATCTGGTTCCCCTTTCTCATCCTCTTTGTAGATAGATTCCAAAAGAGGATCCAGCATGTTCTCATCGAAGCCCCTTTCCATGCGGTCAAGGACTTCTTGTAGACTCTTCTTCCTCTTAGGATCTACCTCAGGCATTTTGTTTTTGCTTGTCTTCTAGTTCTTTAAGGTATTGATTAAGCAAAGACACGTATACCGTGCGTTCCCACGGCATCATATTTTCAATCTCAGTCAAGCTATATTTATGGTGCTGCATGAGAGCAAAGTTTGTTCTATAATAATTTTCCAGAGTATTATAGAACATGCTTATCCGAAAAAAGATTGCAAACCCTCCAACGTGTAGGACGATTCGACACCAGTGTTAGGATTGGTTACCTTAAACTCATGACGTAGAGTTGGCATCGTGTTGAAGAATGCTTGCACAGATTCAAACTGCTTCTGGGTGAGTCCCTCTACAAACTGAATCTTTTCTTTCATCGTGGTTGTAGAGTCATCATATACCTCATCGCCTTCATAGATCTGATCAATACACTTAGCAATGACTTCAAAAATTTCATCAGGATTATCAGGATTCTGACCCATCATAGTGTAGTTAACAAACTCTTTCATGCCAGGGTAACGCATGATCATACCAACATTGTCTGTAAGTTTAATCTTATTGCTATGTCCTTCAGGAAATGTCACCTCAACTTGAGTGATGTCAACTGTATAATCGACCTTGGTTGTGCCATCATCATCACAAGTAATCTTCATGGCAACTTCCTCGCCAACAGATTGGGCACGGATGTTGAGGAACAAATACTCAAGATCAAATGAAGTCAGGTCATCTAGTTTGATTCTTGAAAGAACACAAGACTTTACAATAGTCTTTACTGCTTCTTCTACTTCCTTTGGTTCTTCACTTTGCGTAGCAAGCAGAAGAATCTTCTCTTCCTTTACAAGGAAGGGGCGATATTTAATTTTCTTTTTCGATGATGGCAGACTCAACTCATAAGTTGGTGTAGCAATAGATGGCAATGCCATAATAATTATCCTCTAAAGTTCGATATATCGTTGTAAGTAACAGTATGTTTGGAGTAATAAAAACTTGCTGTCACTTTAGTTGCTTGAGATGTACCTGCTGACAGAGGCACAGCGTCAATAGAATAAGGATAGCAATCAAGCATAGTATATGTCATTGATGCTCTAGAGTTAGAAGCATTTACTCCCTTCTCTGCCTTGGTGATTAAACACTTACCCAAGTATTGTTCTGGGTAGTTTAGTCTGATAGATCTCTTCTCCTGAATAGCGTTACCACCACCCGCTTCGTTCTTGAGAGCCTCAAGATTACCACTTTCTAAATTGTTGTTGGTAACTAACTCAGACTTGTTCTCCAAATACTCTCCGAAGATAGTATTATACCACACATTCAGGAATTTTAGTGGAGTCATGTCAGCATCACAAATCCATCCCAGTTGGAAGTCAGTGAACACCCTAGTATGTGGGTAACTAACCTGACCTTCACCTAGTAGAACACCACTCGTCTGTCCTGTTTGTGCAGAGATGTTAGGAAGTTGTGCCTCGTCACAGAATAACTTGACAATGTTTCCTCTATCACCAGCGAGTGTTCCACCACCTGCTATTGCTACAGCACCTCCAAGGGTTGATTGAATACCAACCTCCTTGAGATTCTTAACCAATAACGACTCTCCATTATTAACAGTTGGAAAAATCCATTCAATATCATAGGTGTTACTATAAGAGAGACCCCCGCTCTTGACGATGAGGTCCATAAAGTTCTTTACTGACACGCTAAATAATTGTGGTGGTATATTTATATTTATGGCATATTCAGGGATCTATAAACCCAAGCATCCACAGAAGTATAAAGGTAACCCTACCCGTATTATTTTTAGAAGTCTGTGGGAAAGAAAGTTTATGTATTTCTGTGACATGAACACCTCCATAGTTGAGTGGGGTAGCGAGGAAGTTATCATTCCTTATCGTTGTCCAACGGACGGGCGAATCCACCGCTACTATCCTGACTTTTATATTAAAGTCGTGTCTAAGTCAGGTATGATCAGTAAATATCTGATCGAAGTTAAACCCAAGAAACAAACACAAGCACCGAATGAGAATCCAAAACGTAAGACTGCCTCTTGGAAGAGGGAAGTCCTAACTTACGCTAAGAACCGCGCTAAGTGGTCCGCAGCGGAGGACTTCTGTGAGGACAGGCAGATGAAATTTTTAATCCTCACCGAAGAGCACTTAGGAGTCTAAAATGGCACAAGGATTTGGTTCAATCCAACGCACCAAGACTTATAACAAATCAAACACATTGTTTGAAAAGGTTAGCAACATGACAGATGGAGAGAAGAAGTCTCTCTCATGGTATAGATCTGCTGTCAAACAAGTTGCATCAAGTTACAAAAAAGATCTGAGCAAGTTCATTAGAGACGAGCGACAAACAAATGAAGATGAGAATACTCTCCGTCGATACACAAAGGAGGGTCACTTGTATATGTTTGAGTACAAAGCGAAGATGAAATACCTACCATACTATGATAGGAATCCTCTGGTCTATGTAATAAAAGCATCGCCAACAGAATTCTTTGGAGCAAACCTACACTATATGAATCCAAAGAAAAGAATTATGGCAGTGAAGAGATTGATGGAAGGACGAATAGACATTCCTAAGAAGTGCTTCCATAAATACCTACAGAATCATGTAGATGGTCTACTACTTGACCTATCAATAGATGAGTGGGACACCGCCATCTTACTACCAACTGAAGACTTCGTTAAAAACATTGGGTCAACTGCATTCCCTTACGACAAAGAGCTTGTATGGGAAGAGACTAGTGAATCTTACTATGACAAAATCAAAGGACGCCGCGTCGTTAAGAGTTACTAATGGCAGAAAAAGTATCATACAATTTTGTTGGGAAAAGGAATCAAGATCCTACTAATAAACAGCGTCTTGAATTTCCTCAAGGGAGGCTGTATGACAATCACACAGACTATGTGAGATTCAATTTTGTAAAGTACAAACCTCCCTTTGCTTCTCTAAAAGGCAATCAATACATTGCTGATGATGGCAAACCCAAAGATGGTGCTAAAGCGATAAACATCTACAACAATAGCATCGGAGAGTTCCAGTCTGCTGGACTCCCTAAAGTCTTCATGTATATGCCTGAAGATCTGGGTGCTGAGTATGGTGCAGAGTGGGGCGGCAAAGGTTTCACCAACACTGGTGCTGATATCATGCGTGTTGCAGGTGCTGCTGTCAATGCTCAAGGTGTTGGTGCTGCAATTGGTACTGTCGGACAGGCGTTCGGAAACTTCATGCAACGTGGACCAGCACTAGTTGCTAGTGGAATCACAGAAGCAATGAGTAAACTACCAGGCAAAGTTGGTGGTGATGTTGGTATTAATGATGTTCTAGGTGGTATCGGTGGTGTAATTCTCAACCCGAATACAGAATTATTGTTCAGTGCTTTTGACCTGAGGACATTTGGTCTCAACTTTAAGATGTCTCCCAAGAGTCAGAAAGAAGCAAAGCATATTCGTGACATCTGCACCACATTTAAACGTGCAGCACTCCCTAGACTAGGTGCATCTCCTGCTAATAGTTTGAACAATGTGTTCGGAGGTGAAGCAGGTGCAGAAGAGAACAACAATAGAAACTTTATTGGTGTTCCTAACCTGTGTATTGTAGAGTTTATGAAGGGTCCAGATGTTCATCCATATCTTACCCAGTTTAAACCATGTGCTATCACAAATGTATCGGTATCCTATACACCTGATGGCAACTACGCTACGTTTGAAGATGGATCTCCTGTTGCTACTCAACTAACGTTGCAGTTCACGGAGTCCAAACTTGTATACAGCAACGAAATTTCATACGGAGATCAAGGTTCATACTAATGCCATACTTTAACTACCTGCCAGACATTAAATATGATACTAAACCTATCAGTTATCCGTTCTCGGAATCTGAATATGTTGTAGCGAAAAATTTCTTTCGTAGATTTAAAATCACTGAAGAGTTTGAACAGTATGCCGTCTTCTTTAAGAGGTATAGTGTCGGTGACTTCGAGGCACCATGGCAGGTAGCAGACGCAGCATATGGCGATCCTAAAAAAGATTGGGTGATCCTATTAACAAACAATGTATTCAATCCATTGTTTGATTGGCCAATGGATTCATACACCCTAAGAAAATACATTGAAGGTAAGTATGATGATCCCTATTCAGAAATTGTACACTATAAGACAAGAGAACATAAAGATAGCAATGGTGTAGTAGTACAGAGGGCAGGGTTAATTGTAGATGAGAAATTCTATAACTCTCCAGAGTATATCATTGATACTACATCTGATTTACCACAAGAAAATGTTCCCAGACAAGCAGTAGTCTCTATATACACCAACTCTTATACTCTCACAGGAGTAATTCTATCAAACTTTGGATCTGGATATGAAAGCGTACCAAGTGTAGAAATTATTGGTACAGGAACTGGTGCAACTGCAAGTGCAAGTATTGCAACTACTGGTTCTATCAAACGTATTGATATTACCAATACAGGTAGTGGATATGAATATCCTCCATACGTAACATTAGGTGGTGGGTTGGCAGGACAATCTGCAACAGCAATTCTTACTAATGGTTCTGTGTCTGATATTAGATTAGATGGTATCAAGTATGATACTACAGATGCTAGTCAGATCTATGAGTTCGGTGGTGGTACATCAATTGCTCCCAACGGAACAGGTCTCGGATCCACTGGCGGTTTTGATATTGGTGGTACTCACTTACGCTTCGGTGATTCTAGTGGCACACGTTTCGTAACCCTGAACCCTGTTAATGCTAGTGCTATCAATCAAGTTAGAGTCTATGCTATCCGTGGTAATGGATCTAATGGTGGTGAAACACCAGACGTTGCTGGCGTTGAAGATCTTAGAATTCAATATCAAGCAACAGCAGTTGGAGATCCCCCTGATAATAGTGCTTGGGTAGACCTTGGTATTGTTATTGAAGCAGTTGATAATGGAACTGGTACTGGTGTTCTGGAAAATTATGACTTTAATCTTGGGTCAGAAGTACAACAAGAACATGTTTATTTCAGACTATATCAGGAAGATAATAGTGGATCAGACTACGACCACTATGGTATCTTAAGTGTCAACTTCATCGGTGCTACTGCTACCAACGTTGCACCATCTACTATCACAATAACACCAAATAATTTACAGAATGGTCCAGTAGTAGATGCAACTGCTGAAGTAATTCTTAGTAGATCACTATCACTAATTGCTCTTACATCTCCTGGCACAGGTTATGCACAAGATGCTTCTGTCTCAATCACAGGTGGCAATCCCGACACACCTGCACAAGCAAATCCTATATTGAAAAGAGAATTCAAAGCATCTGTTGTTGATCCAGGCAATGCATATAACACTGCAACAGTATCATTTACAGGTGGTGGTCCTAGTAATAATGGTGGAGTTGCTGCTGATGTTAACCTTAGCAACGGCAGAGTAGTTGGTTTAACCTTTACTGATTTTGGTACAGGATATAGCGATGCTCCAGCAGCAACTATTAGTGCTCCTGATGCTCCAGTACAATTCTCTATTGGTCAAGGTTATACCCAAGGAAATACTACATGGAGATGGACTGGTACTGCTTGGGAGAGACAAGTAACATCTGGATTAAGATACTATGACACTGGACTCAATTCTGTTCAAGGTGTCCCTGGTAATGTAGTTTCATATCCTGTAACTGCATATGAATATGAGGAAGAAAAGAACGAGAAGTCCAGAGAGATCTTCTTACTTAAACCAAAGTATCTTGATGCTTTCATTGATCAGTTCCGTCAAGCAAACAGATATAAAGACTCTACTGATACTATCAGCAGCAGACTGAAGAAGACTGGAATCTGATCGACTTTTTTGCATAAAAAATGGCGGGAAAAATTTTTCCCCGCCAAGATAATCAGTTATTCAATTTCACTTCAAAGATTCAGTAGCAGCGAGTGCTTTCTGACGAAGTGACTCAGGAAGAGGAACATAACCAAGGGAGTCTGCTTTCTGTTGCTGAGTAGGTGTCAGCATCCAGCGAAGCATGTCCTTCACATCATCATTCTTTTCATACTCAGGGTATGCCAGGATCCAAGTCAAGGAGACGATAGGATAGGCATTAGCGCCAGAAGGGTTAGCATCAGCACCACGCAGTTGATCATCAAGAACGATCTCACCAAGACCAGCAGATGCAGTCGAAGCAGAAGCGGTGACATAATTACCTGCCTTGTTCTGAATAGCAACCTGTTGCAGGTCACCCTTCACATAACCATAGTTCACATAACCAATGCTACCAGGGGTGTTAGTGATAGTAGCAGCGACACCGATGTTACCCTTAGATCCAACGCCAACTGGCCACTTCACAGACTTACCTGTGCCGACTGTTTTCTTCCACTCAGGAGAGA